GCATCCTGATGCAGTCGAGGTCGTACGAGTAGTTCGCCAGCGTCGCGGTGGTGCCAGCGTCGCCCTCGCAGAAGACGCCGGGGAACAGCGCGTGCCCGACCTCGCGCAAGCACACCGTGATGCCGTAGCGCGACCAGACGCGGTTGCCCACGCGCCGGATCGCGTTCGGTGAAACCAAGTCCCCGACCTTCGCGATGCGGAGCCGGTAGCTGTCGTCGCTCTCCCCCGGTGCCCGCGGGAGCTTCCGCTCCGCGCCGAGCGTGTCCAGCATCGCCAGGTCGCCCGGCAACGGTGACGCCGGGTTGCTCACGGTGAGCCCGAAGCCAGTCCACCAGTCGAGCACGCGCCACGATGCGGTGCCCGCTTCGTTAGCGAGGAACGGGCTCGTGATGATGCCGTTCACCTCCACGACGAACTGCGCGGTGGAGAGCACGCCCTTGATGTTCCCTACCGGCCCACCCGACTCAAGAAACGTCCCGCTCGTGTACTCAATGACCATGTACCAGGGACCGGTCCCCCCCGCCGTGACGGCGCGCAGGCGCCCCGTCGCGCTCACGATGCCCGCCGTCTCCTGGTACACGTCCTCCCCGATGACAAACGTCCCGGTCGGAGCGATGGTCGTGTTGCGCACGACGAAGATGGGGAGCAGCGAGAGCGCCCCCCCGTCGATGCCCGCCGTGGCGCGCACGTACCCGCCAGCGAGCCGCACCTGACCCGCGTTCGCCCCCGCGGTGAACTCCACGTACTGCCCAACGTGCTCCGGCACCACCACGTCCGGCTCGGGAGATACGACAAGCTGCGCGGTGGTCGAACCCTGAGTGACGCTCGCGCGGATGTTCGAGAACCCCGAGCCCGGCTGCGCAACGTGCGTGATCTTTTCGGGCAGCGGGTTCGCGTACCCATAGCCCGGCGTCGTGCTCACGATGGCGAGCGACACCGGCCCCATCTCACCGGGGAGGAACGTGAAGTCGTCGCGGAGCGTGTACTGCCGCCCGGTGAACACCGGCACGCCGCCGTCGCGCGACCAGTCCACCTCCACCTCCTCGTAGAGCACCGCGCCCGCGAGCAGCGTGAGAGGAAGCTCCGCGCGCAACGTGCGCATGACCTCCAGCGTCCCCGCTGCCAACGACGCGCCCGCCGCGGGAGGGTTCGTCTGTCCGCTCCACGGGAGGATGAACATCGCTTGCGTGGTCCGGTCGATGGCCGCGGACACGCGCGCGAGCACGTTGCAGATGGCTTCCAGCGACTCCAGTCCCGAGCCGTACCCGCGCTCAATGAAGGGCGCGAGGTACAGCGGGTCCGTAGTGCTCTGAAGCACAGACCAGAGTTCGGCTTGAGTGATCGGCCCGCGTTGCGGCATCAGGCCACCGTCACGTTCTCCAGCCGTGTGCGGAGCGTCTGCCCCGCGGCCGGAGCGAGGTCGCCAGTCGGGGCAACCACGGTGTTCTGCGAGACGATGAGCCCGTTGCCTGCGAAGCGTTGCAACACGGAGAACAGCGCGGCGCGGTACAGCACCTCACCCACACCGAGCGAGTTGATGAACTCCGTCATGTTCGAGCGAATCACTTCCGTGAGAACCGTCGTGTCCGTGTTCGCCGCAAAGGTCAGGTGAAGTTCCACGTCCACGATCTGCGGGATGCTGTTCGAGAGCACCACCGAGATGCCCGCCGCGCGATACTCGGCGAGAGCCGCCTGCGTCGTGGCCCCGAGCGCCGCGGACGCGACGCCAGACGAGTCCGCGATGTAGAGGTTCACCACGCGAGCCGGTCGCGGATCGCTGGTCAACGCCTCCGACGCCATCGCGCTCACAACGCCCGGCACCGTGCGCGCGCCGAACTCGATGGCCGCAAGAGTCCCCCGCTGCGCCGTCCGCCAGAAGTCGCGGATGCGTTCGCGGTAGTCGTCGTCATCCTCCGCGTCCTCCCCGCCCGCCGCTGGCTCGTCGTTGTTCACTTGAAGCGTCTGGTCGAACAGAAGCCCAGACGTGCCGAACGCGCGGATGTAGTTCGCCCCGACCTGCGACACCTTCCCCGCTTGCACCGCGCGAGCCAGAGCCGTCGTGGTCAAGTCCAGCGCACCGAGCGACGCCGCCGACGTCGTGATGTACTCGATGCCGTTCAGCGTCGTGAGCGGCGTGTTCGTCGGGATGGTCCCGTCGCCCCCCGCCGTGCTCGCCCGATAGATGCGCACCGTTACCTCGGCCGCCGCAGCACCCTTGCGCGGTAGCTGATAGCGGTCGATGCCGTACCGATCCAAGTCCTCGTCGTACGCCCCGTCCAGCAAGAGCGCGTTGATGTTCTGGATGAGCCCGAGCGTCACCTGATACCCGAGAACGCTCACTATGCCCGTGAATAGGTTGATGTCCGACCCCTCCACGTCCGCCTGCGCCGGGTCGATCTTCGACGCGCGCGAAAGCACGTACTGCCGCGCGAGCGAATAGAGGTCCAGCCGTGTCGGGAAGTCTGCGGGCATGGTTCACACCGTCGAGAAGGGCACTTGCAGAGCGACGCTCTGACCGCCGATTGTCTGCACGCGCGCGAGCAGGATAGTGAGACTCGGCTCCGTTGGCGACGTCAGCAACGTCACCGTCACCGCGCGCACGTCAGGCTCCAGTCCGATCTGACGCTCCGACTCCGCCGCAATCTGCTGCCGCACCGCCGCAGCACCGAGACGCTTCCCGTACGTCGGCACCCCCACCCCGTACGTCGGCAAGCTCAGGAACGCACCGGGTCGCGTAATGAGCCGCCGGAAAATGCGCTTGCGCAGGTTCGCCAGCCCCTCGTCGAAGGCGTAGTCCCCATCACTCCCCACCGGGTACACCCCGAGCGCCGCAGGGTCGCCCGCCTGCGGGAGCGGGTCGAGTTGATCCTGGTACGTCTGCGGGTTCGCCACGTCCCGCGATGGCGTCGCCGCTTCCAACGTCTGCACCCGCAGCATCCGGTAGAGCCCAGGGAACTCCCGCGACGTGGAGCCCGGCGCAAGCAACGCCCCGCCACCCGCCGCGACAAGCTGGTTCACCGCGATGATGTACCGCGCATCCCAAGGCGAGAACGGACGGTCCACCGTCACATCGATCTGAGCACCAAACGAGAACGGCACCAGCGCGAGGTCCGCGCGAATCGGGAGCACCGAACGACAAGCCTCACCGTCACGGCCGCTCGTACCAGCGAGCGCCGTCACGGAGTAGCGCGCAGGGTCGGCAGCGTCGTTCGGCTCACCGACGCGCGTGAACAACGGCGCCGCGTTGAAGAACAGCCGCACCACGTTCTCGCGCACCGCGCGCGCGTCGAGCAGTTGCAGACCACTGACGTCACCCGCGCCCCACTCGCCAGCGCCCCACGGCTCGTAGCCCCACCCCTCCGTCACTGCTGGACCTTCCAGAGTTCGAGCCGCGCAGTTGAGACCTTCGCCGTGCCAGCACCACCGCCGCGACGGAACTGAATCTCCAGCGTCTTCGCCACACCACCGAACGAGACCAGCTCCACGCCACTATGCGCGACGCGATCAAAACTACTGACGACATCAGCGACCAGCGCAACACCGAGCACCGCCGCCGCCGTCGTGTTGTATAGCTGCGTCTCCGTTCGCGTGCCCACCGCGCTCGCGTACGCCACCACGCGCCACTCCACGCGGTACGTCCCGCGCAGCGCGGGCGTCGTGATGGTCGCCTTCGTCACGAACGCTCCAGTCACGTCCGTGGATTCCGCCGCGGACACCACGTAGAGATAGTTTTTTCCGAAGGTCTCCAGACTCTCCCACGACCACTCCGCCAGGGTTGGGTTGTAGACGGGCACGAGCACGTGCGTCTCGCCCTGTAGCAGCATCATCCCCGTCATCACGTTGCTGTCGATGCGCTGCGCCCCGCTCCCAGGGGCGAGTGTCACGTAGCCGTCCGTGAACTCTGAAGCGTTCTTGATCGTCAAGTGCCGCGCGGGCGTTCGCACGGTGCCGCCGTTCGTCTCCGTCTGGGAGTACCCGTTGCCCACGAACAGGCGCGCGTCGGGGAGCGTGACTGCGATTGTCACGCCCGCCACTGGTCTCAGGATCACGTAGTCGTCGAGAAGATTGAGCGTGGGGCTCAGGTTCGTATCTCGCACCGTGTGGTGCGTGGAGTAGTACGTCGCGTCGCCCTTCCAGCGGTTTGAATTGGTGACGAGCGTTGGCCCCCCGAGCGCGCCGTTCTTGGCGAGGGTCTTCACGGTGGAGCCGCTGAACGATAGCTCGGTGGTCGATGCGCACGTGACGAGTCCGAGCACATCCGAGTTGGTCAGCGCCATCGTCGGGGCTGCGGACGCAGCCGCCACACTTGCGGCTCCGCCAACGATAGCGCCCTCATCAAGCCAGGCGAGCGCGGCGAACGTCCCATTGCATTGCATGTTACGTGAGCGCACCGTGGCTCCGACGAGGGACACGTTCGCGCTGATCACAGTGTCCACGATGAGCGCGATGCCACTGTAGATGCCAACGGCTGACGAGATCCCGGCCAGGTCGCATCCCGTCACACTCAGTATCCCGCTAGTCGCTGGCACTGCCGCTTCGCTCACGGTCAAGTTCGTGGTCTTGACGCTGCGCAAGAGAAGCATCGGTTGGTTCACCGATGCGTTGGTAACGAACGTGATGGAGGTCGTCTGAATGAGCGATGGCTCCAGCACGATCTCCGTACCAATACCAAGCGGCGCGATGATGATCTGCTGACTCGCGAGCGTGACCAGCACTTCCGCATAGCCCCCAGGCGCCGCCAGAATCAGCCACGGTTGGGACACCCCGAACGTTCCAGCGGGAACCGCGTTCACCGCCGCTTGCAGAGTCTTGTACGGCGTCGCCACACCCCCGTCAGTCACAGAGCCCGCGTACGTCAAGTCCACGTACAGCGTGCGGCTCGGGTGCGGCACCGCCTGCGTCGCCAACCGGAGGAACCTCCCCGGATCTGGCGCGGCAATGTCGGTGGGTCGGATGACCGCGATCCCATCATCCGTTGCCGTGCTCGCAGTATCCCAAGTGAACACCGTGGCGACGCCAGCGATGGGCACCACCATAGTCTCTCCCGCGGCATACTTTGCGCTCGCTTCAGTTCGGAGGTTCGCCGCACTCGTGGGGAGCGCGACCGCGCGCGCGAGGAAGTTCGCGAGGAAGTTAGACATCAGATCATCACCTGGAACGAGAAGTCTTCATCGAGCAGCGCCCCACCGATGTCGCTGCGCTCGATGACGAAGCCCGTCGTGAGCTTGGTCCCGACCGAGAACATCCCGCCCACCACTTCAGCCCCGCACGTCACCGAGTAGTTCGCGCTCCCCGCCGCAGCGGTGAACACCACCGCGTATGTCCCGAGCGACGTGCGCGTCACCGTCGCGACGTTGGCCTGACCCGCAATCACCGCGGGTCCGCCGGATGGCGCCGTCACCGCCGCGTGCGCGAACGGAGACGGACGAGCGAACAGAACCTTGAGCAGCGAGAACCACCGCTCCCACTCCTGCGCCCACCCACGCGAGTTGCCGAGAGGGAACAGCGCGTCAGGGACGTTGTGTTCAGTCGTCTCGCGGAACGCCATCTGCCGCCGCGGCAGCAGCGTCGGGTCCGCGTTGAGCGAGTTGATGACCGTCCCCGCGTAGAACGTGATGCGCGCCACGTCGTCCGCCGTCGCCCCGAGCCCCGCGCCGGAGTCCACGACCACCTGCACGAGATACGTCCCCACGTTGTCGATGGGCGTGAGCGTCGTGACCGCCGCGCTAGGCGCCCCGAGAGCCGCCGCCGAGAGCGCCGGGGTGATGATGTCCACCGCCTTGTCGATGATGCTCCACTGGTACGCAATGAACGGGCCGCCCGTCGCGGTCAGCGTCGCGCCGAAGCCCGTCGCCATGTCCTCGCGCGCCTCCCCCGGAATACCGGGCGGCACGCCGCTCCCCGGCTGGTCTACCTGAATCTGAACGGCCATCGTCCGGGGAGGCTATCACGCCCCGCCCCTGCCCCGTAGAGCGCCCCGGTGAGCACCCCGCCCCTTGCCCCCACCTGCCCCCGAAAGCCCGCCAGGGGGGCAGCCACGCGCCCCGGAGGGATGGTCCGTCAGGGCTTCTTCGGAGTCGGGGGAATCCCGCGAAAAGATGCCGACTCGTGGAACGCCTGCATCGCAGACAACGACGGGGGGCGCACGGGAGTCTTGTCCGCGTCCTCCTCCCGCAGCATCACCACGAGACGCCGGTGCATGATCGAAACCTCCGCGCGCAGACGCCCCACCTCGTCCAGTGCTTCGAGCGCCAGCGCGAGGGTGCTCACCACCAAGTCGAGCGCGGCGCGCATCAGAAGTCCCGATCCTCCCCCGTGAAGTCTCCGGTGCTCTTGCGCCCGCCGCCGAAGCTCACCTCCGCGTCCACCGGGTCGTCCAGGTCGCACTTGAGCGAGAGCGAGAAGTTGAACGGGAACGGCAGCGCGAAGTTCGGGAACGGGATGTTCAGCGAGAGGCTGAACGTGAACGTCGGCGGGAACTTGATCCCGCAGATGTCCGTCGCGGTCGGTGACGGGGGGAACCCCGCATCGACCGTCGCCGTGGCCTGCGCTTCGGGCGGAGGCGCGTCTACTGGCGGTGCGGTGCCTGCCATGGTCAGCCCGCGAGGAAGCCCGCGCTCCCGATGCCCGGCGTGAGTTGACCGAACCCCGGAGTGCCCGGTGGCTTGAGCGTGGGCGTGGAGAATGCCGTGAACAATGCCGTCGCTACTCCTGGGTTTTGCGGCGTGGTCAACGAGAGCGCGACCGCCGCCGCGATGGCCCCGTACAGCGGGCTCACCGTAGATGGCGGAGGCGGGAGCCACGAGAAGGGCACCACCGCCGCCGCGCCAGCGGCAACGAGCACGTTCGCGATGAGGTTGCAGAACGCCTCCGTCGTGAGCACGTGCTCCACCGCGCTGTTGATGGTGAGCCCTCCCGCCGCCACTGCGAACGTCGATGGCACCTGCGCGAAGCTCTGCGGGAACGGGTCGCTACCGTTGCCCCCGAGCACGAACTGCGCGTTGCCGATGACCATGTTCATGCGCTTGTTCGTCAGGTCGAGTTGGAAGATCGTGGTCGTCTCCGCGTCCTGGTAGCCGAACACGTCCGCGCCCATCTGCAACACGCCCTTCGCGCCATCGCGCAAGGTGATGTTCCCCTTCGCGTCGAGAAGTAGGAACGCGCCCGCCGCGGCGGAGCGGAGCATGATGCTCTGCCCGCTCTCGATGGTCATGGCGGAGCGCGTGCGAATCATCCCGAAGGCGTTGCTCGCGCCGTCCTTGCCCGCGACGCTCCCGCGGGGGAACGGGTCATAGCGGTTGTTGAGCCGCGCGATGATGACCGCGCCTGCGCGCACGTCGGCTTCGGGGATGGCGACCAGCACCTCATCGCCGCCGACCAGCGGGAAGTAGACCGCCTCGCCAGCGCCCGCCGCGATCATTCCGACGCGAGCGCGCGCGGGGAAGTCGCTCGGCTTGAGCGTCACATCCACGTACACCTGCCCGTCCTCCTCGTCCGCCACCACCACGTCGCCGGTCTCCGGGGTACTCTCGTCCACGCGGGCGTAGGAGATCCAGATGCCGGGGTCGATGCCCCGGTGGCTGAACGCCTTGGCCAGCGTGGCGTGATCGAAGTTGCGCCCTTGTCTCACAGCTCCCCCGCCTTCCGCATGAGCGTGGAGACGGCGAACTCTGCCGCCTCCGCCGCCTGCTCGCGCGCCGCGATGCGCGCGTCGATGGTGCCCAGAATGTCCTTGTCGTACGCCGCCTCTGGCTCCTCGCCTTCACCCAGCGCGTCCCCGCGCACCTCGATGTAGTTGATGGCCGTCACGGAGATGTCGATCCCAGTATCGCACGACCAGTCGAAGTCCATGCGCTTCACCCGGAAGTAGGGTTGCAGAAGACGATTCTCCATCGCGTTCGAGTACGCCGCCGCGAACGAGTCCGAATAACCGAACTTCTTGATGTACCGGAACGCGCTGCTCTTGTCCGACGAGACGCCTTCAGCCGCGCTGCTCGTGTTGATGTTCTGCGTCTCCTCGTCCCGCGCGACCTCGAACTGAATCGCGTCCCCCGCCTTGCAGTCGAGTAGGTCCGTGTCAAACGTGTTGCCGCCGAAGCTCGCCAAGTCCTTCGTGCGCATCGTCAGTTCAAGCTCGTTGCGCCCAAGCTGCTCGTAGATGTCCTGCGAGACGATGCGCAACGTCTTCTCGTCCGCGATGCCCTGCACGTTGAACACCTGCACCTTCTCGTCCGCCATCACGAAGCCAGGGAGCCCGCGCTCCAGTCGTTCTTTCTTGAACGGGTAACGCACGACCAGCGTGCGCTTGAGCGTGGTGGAGTAGCAGCGCACCTCGATGGTCGTCGGGCCAGCGACGGTGAACTTGCGCTTCATGTTCCACTCCCCGACGTTGCGACCGTACACGAACAGACGATAGGGCAACGAGCGACCGGAGGGGAGCAGCCGCCCCTTGAACGTGTCGTCTGCGCGCCGCGGGAACTTCGCGCCGAAGATGGTGCGCGACCGCTGGATGATGCAGGTCACGCCGTCGAAGCGGACGGTGTGCCCGAGCGCGCCCGCCATGTCCGTGAAGTAGTCCCACACCGTGAGCTTGCCCCCAGAGAACATCGGGCCGATGTACGCCTTGAACGCAGTCTTCTGAAGCGCCTTGATATACACCGGGGGCTCCTCGCCGCGCGGCCGGTACTCCACGCGCAGCCCGGTGAACTGCGGGAAGAACGTCAGGTACTCAGCGAACGCCTGGTCCAGCGGCTTGCGCGGATTGATCGTGAGCCGCGGTGGGCACTCGGTGTCGATGAGCAGCGTCGAGTTGTCGCGGCACTCCAGCTTCACCATCGGCTGCGAGTCCGCCGGGTAGCTGACCTCCCACGAGTCCACCCAACCCTCAAAGCGGAGGTTCGTGCGCTGCCGCCCGAAGCCGTCCATGTACTCCTTCGGCACGACGTTGAGCGGGAGCGAACTCCCGTCAGACTGATTGCGCGACTCCCCCGCGAGCCCGCGCTGGAACTCCTCCGCGGTCACGACACCGAGGTAGAACCGGATGCCGACGCCGCGCACCATGCGAGGCTCCACGGGCAAGTCAGCGAACGGGATCTCGCACGACAACGTGCTCGCCGTGCGGATGCCGTTCAGACCGAGCGTTGCGCGCAGCGGAATGATCCCGCTAATCTGCTGCGAGAGTTCGTCACCGAGCACCCCGACTTGCTGCGGCCCGCTCTCGCTCACGTCCTTGCCAGGCTGCACGAGCACGTACACGCCATCCACTTCGCGCGCTTCGAGGAACCGCTTCGTCGTGAACCCGAAGTCCGTCATCCGCATCACGGGGAACTTGTTCGGGTTCACCCGGTTGAATCGCTTGCGCTTCGGATCGTCGAAGCGAACGATCAATTCGACGAGCGCACTCGGGTAGTAGCTCTGGTCAGGGTACTCCGCCTGCTCCGCCACGGCTCACGGTCCCCTAGTGCCGGGTGGGAGAATCGCCGGGCCACCGCCCTGCGCCGACGTGAGCCCGCCCGGCAACGACGGATCGCGAGATGATGCCGCCGTTGATGGCTTGCCGGTGTTGATCGGCACGAGCCCGCGCGCCCGCCCCGCGTTCATCTGCGGGATGAGCAACACGCGCCCCACGGGCACCGTCGTGGTGGTCGCGCGGAGCCCGTTCGAGAACGCGATGCTGAACGTCCCCGCGTCCGTCCCGTAGAACTTCACGGAGATGGACATGAGCGTGTCGCCCGCGCTCACCGTGTAGATGGCGAGCGGTGGCTGCTTCCCGAGCGCACCCGTCGTGCGCCGCGCTGGCGGTGCCCCCTTGCCCGCCTCGCCGGTCGAGGTCACGTCCCCCTGCGCGTTGGCGCGGTACACCGTGCGCGCTCGCACCGCCGCGATGGAGACATAGTTCGCCTGCTGCATCGTGCCGGAGTAGTAGCTCGCGTTCCGCGTCACCATCGCGACGTTCGCTTGCAGCGCCATCTTCTCCGGGGGCGTGCGGCTCATCGCGTCCACGAACAGGTTCGACGATGCGATGGCGTCGTTCGCGACGTCCACCGCCTGATTCGCGATCTCGAACGGCAGGTTGCGCGCCTTGTTCACGATGTCGCCAAGGTAGCGCAGACGGCTGACGGTGAGCCGCCCGATGCGCGCGAAGTCCCGCATGAGCCGAGACGGTGCGTCCACCAGCGCCTCCAGTTGCCCGAGCGACAACTTCGTGGCCGACTTGGGAATCCTACGGTTCGCGGTCACGAGCTTCGCGTGGTCGATGCTCGCGAACGCGGACTGGTAGGCGTTCGCGATGCGAATCATGTCGCCCGCGTCCGGCATCGAGTCGGCGTTCAGCGTCTTCTGCGCGCTCTGCCCGCGTCCAATCCAGTCCCACGTGCAGGTCCACGTGATGTCGTCCGTCGTCGCGTACTGGAAGTCCCACTCCGTCGCGCGACCGTCTCTCACGATCTTCTTCGGCGCTGACGCCGCGTCGCCGGGGATCCCCGTCACCGTGTCGCGGAGCTGATTCACCCAGGTCACGCGGAGCAGCGACCCGCCGCGCAAGATGTCCTCGAACACCTGACGCACCACGTCCGCCTCCACGATGGCCGTGTCGTTCTCGTCCTGCCGCAGCGTCACGGCCATCGTGATGAGCCGCGTCGTGTTCCACTCCCCGGTCCATTGCGACTGGCGCTCCACCGGCCCGAGCACGTGCTGCGACGCCTGCGCAGAGTTGCCCGCGTACCAGGTCGTCACGACACGTTGCGCGCCAGGGTAGTTCGCCCCCTTCTTCGGGAGACCCGCACCGCGCAACGTGAGCGTGCGCTTCGCGCCCGTCAGTTCCGTGATCGTGATGAGACTCGTCGTCGCGTTTGCCACTCAGTCCTCTCCCGAGGGTGGCACGTTCAGCGCGCCGCCGCGCCCCCTACGTTCAGCGCCGACCAGCGAGCGAAGTCATCCACGCGGAGAGCGGGCTGCGTCCGCGACCGCTGCCGCCCTTGTCCGCATCCTCGTCGTCGCCACGACCGCGACCAGCGCGCCGACCACTGCCGGAGTCCTGCCGCGCGTCGCGCTCGAACGGGTTGCCACCGCGTCCACCGCGCCGACCTTCGCCGCTCTTGTCCTCGTCCTCGTCCTCACCGCGACCCTCGCCGCCCTTCTCCTCGTCATCCTCGCCGCGACCTTCGCCGCCTTCGGCGATGTCGTCCTCACCGCGACCCTCGCCGCCGTCCTCGTCATCCTCACCCGAGCCACTGTGCTCGGGTTCTTTCTCCTCCTCACCAGCCCAGTCTTCCAGCGCGCCCTCGCCGCTGCCGAGCAGCCCGCCACTCGCTGCATCGAGCGCCGCCATCGTGGCTTCGTCCACCGCGTCGGGCGGAACGATCACCACGTCCGGGTTGTCGGACAGTTCCGGGGGGAGTGACTCTGGGTCTGCGATGACGACGATCTTCATGTGAATCTCCAGTCCGTTGCGTTTAGGGTACTGCGTGTCCGTGCGCCTGTCGAGACTACGCCCCGAAGGCTCCGCCCGTCCCGCCCTGTAGGCGGTTCTCTGCTGCTCGCGCGATGTCCCGCTGGAAGATGACCGCGATGCGGTCAGGGTCTTGGTCGCGGAAATCCTGCTTGATCTGGAACGTCTGCCCGCCGTTGAACACCTGCGTCGGCACCGCCCCCTTCCCCTCCGTCGCCTTCGCCTGCTCGTCGAGCCCCGCCTGCTTCTTGAGCTTGTCCCCGAAGTCCCCGAGCTTGTCGCCCACGATCTCCGCCAGCTTGTCCAGGGACAGCCCCATCTCCGTCCCGGTCTTGAGCAGCGACTCTTGCAGCGACTTGTTGCCGCGCAGGATCTCCACCGCCGCCATCTGCGCCGCCTTGTTACCCGACAGCCCGATGGCGTTGAACGACTCCGTGAACGCGCGGCTCGCTCCCACCTGCGCCTGAATCGCAGCGTCCAGCGCCGCACCCTCCGCCATGCTCCCGATGTCTGCCGGGATGCCCTGCGCGATCTTCGACGCCTCCTGCATCCCCCGCGTCGCGTTGGCGAGCGCGACGTGTTGCTTGTACGCCGCGTCCGCTGCCTCGCCCGCGACGCGCGAGTTCTGCCCCATCGCCAGCGCGCCATCCACGATCTTCTGCCGCAGCACCGTGAACGCCTTCTGCTGCTTGTCGTCCCACACCGTGAAGTCCGCAGCGACTCCGGTGAGCGCGCCCTCGCGCGCCTTCTGGTCCTCGCTCCCCGCAGGCTTCCACTCGCTCACCAGCTTGCGCGCTTGATCGAATGCGAGCCCGAGCCCGCCCACCATCAGCGCGAACGCACCGAGCGCCACCGTCATGCCTAGCAGCCCCGTGGCCGCGCCTCCCGCTGCTACCCCGAGACCGGGAAGGCCGACGCTCGAAAGCCCTTGCAGCGCCTTGCCAAGCGCCATCGCACCACCGATTGCGCTGCCCGCCATCGGCGCGACCTTCGACGCAACCATCGCACCGCCGATGGCTAGCTTGTGGTCGAGCATCCACTGGAAAATGCTTTTCGCGTAGTCGAACGCGCGCTCCACCGCTTGCCCGATCTCCTGCGCATGCGAGCGGAGATACCCGAAGCCCTCCTGCGCCGCCTTCGTGGCGCGTTCAATCCAGACGCCCGCCTGCTTCCCCATCGTCTCCGCGTACGCCGCGATGGCCCCGCGGTTCGTTGTCACGTACCCCGTGAACCGCTCGAACAGCGGACGCAACGTGTTCACCATCGGCCCCCCGATGAGCTTCAGCATGTCGTCCTTCATGTCCCCAAGCTGCGCGCCCATCTCGTCGAACGTCAGCGGGATGCTCTTGGCGCGCTCCGCCATGATCCCCATCGCCTTCTCGGCCAGCCGAATCATCCCGCCCCGTCCCATCATCTGCATCTTCATCGCGATGCGCTCGCTGTGCCCGCGCATCAGGTTCGCTTGCTTCACCAGCGCGACGAGCGGGTTGCTCGCGTCCACCATGTTCTTCCGCAGCGACTCGAAGCCCGCCGTGATCTCCTGCACCGGGATGCCCATGCCCCGCGAGATGAGCGCAGCCTTGCCCACGAACTCCGTCAGCTTCGCGCCGGTCAGCACCGTGTTCGCGCCTGCGTCCTGAAACGCTTTCACGATCTCCCCGCGCGCCACGCCCGACACCCGCGCGATGTCCGAGAGCGCCGAGTACACGCCCTTCGCTTCGTTCTGGAAGCTCGACAGGCTCCGCCCCCGCGTGCTCGACAGCCCCTCCATCGTCCGCGTCAGCGCGCGCATCTGCATGTCCGCGTCCACCGCGGAACGGAATGCGGAGGTCGCCACGTCCTTCATCGACCCCATGATGTTCCCGAGGTTCACGCCGATGGCCACCGCCGCCGTCTGCTTGAGGAAGTCCCCGAGTGATGACGTTGCGTTGTTGATCGTTCCCGTCAGCTTCCCGAAGCCCCCCTGAATCTTCGATAGCGACGCGCTCGCCATGTCGTCGAGCTTGAACTCTGCGCGGATCTCAGTCTTCGCCATCGGCTACGCCTCCGCGCTCCCGCGCTGCGCAGCCTGCTTCACCGCGTCGCCCTCCTCGCGCAAGAACTCCGCGAGCACCGACACGTACTTCCGCACCACGCGCCCCTCAATGTCCTCCCACCCGAGCAAGCTCTGCCGGGCGAACCGCGCCAGGAACACGTGTCGCCGGATGCGCTGCCGCTCTAGCTCTACCGGGTCGAGCACGGTGTCCAACACAGCGGAGAAGTGAACGTCGATGAGCGGCTCCCCGGTGGTGTTCGCCAGCTTGCGAATCACCTTTCGGATCTGCTCCGCGTCGCGCACCTCTCCGCCTGCCGTCTGCATCAGCCCACCGTGCGAACAGCGATGCAGTTCTCGAAAAAATCCCGAAGCTCCTCATCGTCCGCGAGGTGCAACTGCGAGTAGACGCGCATCAGAAGGTTGCGACCCTTGCCGCCAATCTCGCGCCAGAACTCGTCCAGCGACCCAGGGCCACCAGCCTTCATCCACGACGCCACGTGACCGTCCACCGAACGAATCATCTGCTTCGTGTACTCCGCAGACGCGCGCCCGGCCTTCCCTTCACACCGCTCCGCAGCTAGCTTCTCGTCGCCGTCCGAGAGCGTCCACACGATGCACTGACGCTCCCCCTTGAGGGGTGCATCAGTCATCTTCGCGGGGATGCGAAGGAAGATGACTTGCCGCCCCTTCGGGGGCCGCAAGTCCTTCGGCACCACTGCCCACTCCGGCACGTCACTCCCGTCAGCCGCAGGGAGGCGCGGGGTCGCCGCTTCCTCTGGCACCACCGCCATCTGCGTCTCCGGCTCCGTCTCGTCCGCCACCAGTCGTCTCGTATCCTCCATCGTATCCTCCCGTTCGAGTAGAGGACCGACCAGCGCGAGGGGAGGTGCCCCGACCGTCATCGTGGCTCTCGTTCTGGCCGATCCTTTTTACACCGCGCGAGCCGTCACCCGCGCAGCGTTGTCTTAGATGCCGACCGACGTGATCTGCTCGTCGCGGTCGCTGCACGAGAAGTCCAGCGACACCTTCACGAACTCACCGCGACCCGCGACACTCGTGGGCATCGCCCCGAACTTGCAGTTCGCGTAGGTGATCACCGCCGTCTGTCCGCTTGAGTAGTAGTCTGTCCGCACGAGGTTGATCACCGTCGCGGGTTGCTTCCGCTGCGCCTGCGCCTTCACCGCGTTCTGGAACGTCATCCAGTCCGCGCTGTTCACCTGGAACTCGCACTTGCCGTCGATGCCGTTGAAGATGTGATCGTAACGGTTGGTGACTTCGCCCAGGAAACCGTCCTCCTTCTTCTCCAGCTTGAACGTCTCCTCGAACGACGCGATGGCCGTGATGGTGTCTTGCAGGTTCCCGTTGAGGGAGATCCTGACCTCGACTTCTTGGCCCCTTAGACGTGAATCATTGCTTGCCATGTCCTGCTCCTGATGCGGCTTACGCCGCCTCGCTCACGTCTACTTGTTCCCCGACCGTCGTCTGCAACACGATGCTGTCGAGCGACGACAACGTGCGGACGTTAAGGATGAGCCGGAACAATCCCAGCGCCAGCGTCTCCGGCGTGTTCCCACCCACCGGGTCGAGCTTGAATCCATCGATGCGCTGCGCCGCCGCGTTGCCGGGGGAAAGCAGCGTCACCATGAACGTGCGCGTCACTGACAGGACGCCCGCGCGCCGAGACGGCGTGTTCAGCTTCTTCCCGTAGCCCTTGAGAAGCAGGGCCAGCGAGTCCTGAATGTAATCGGCCATGCGCCGCCGCGCGATGTTCCTGAACTGCGGATAGATGCTCGGGTTCACCGAGGTCACGCCGCTCTGGAAAATGATCGAGCCGTCCGACATGCGCGGAGCCGCGATGCCGTTCGCACGGAACGTGATGTAGTCCGCGATCTGCATGTTCTGCACATCGGGGTTGTTCGCCTCGATGCCGAGAGCCCCGCGCGCGTACGTCGTCTGCTGCCCTGGGTTTTCCTCCGGCGCAAGCTGCGAACAGATGCTCGTCAGGAACCCGTCAGAGCCGACGTCAATCACGCCGTCCGCCGTGAAGCCCGCACCACCAGCGAGACCGCGCGCCGCGATGGCCGCCACGTACGTCTGCACGCCAGGGAAGCAGTAGTCCACTCGCTCGTCGCGGTATGCGTTGACGCCGGGCGCTCCGGCTCCGGTTGCCATCGCGCGCGTCGTCGTGGACAACGGGGGGCGAATCTGCGCCGAGCGACCGAGACACCCGTTCGCACTCGCGTCGTTCACGTCCTGTCGAAGCGCGTTGCGTACCGCGTTCGATTGTCGCGCTACCCAAATCAGATTGTCCTGCGACGCTACCGTGTCCACGGAGTTCGTCGCCTCGATTGCCGCGACATACTTCGCGTCAATCTGCGCCTCCGTCAGCGCGACCGTCAGCGCGACCGGGTTGGTCACGGTGAAGCACGCGCCGGAGATGGGTGCCGGGAGAACCGTCACGCCGGACGCCGTACCGGCAACCCCGGTGCCGTCGTCCGTCGCGGGGCGAACCTTCACGGAGTACGGCCCGCTGGCGAGCGCACTCGTGAGCGGGTTCGTCCCGGTCGCGCGGACAGAGACGTCTTGCATCGTGACCCACGTTGCGCTCTGCGCGACGTTCTGCACGCGAGTCCCCGCAGCAATCGTCTGCGCGGAGTTCGCGTTCGCGGAGAACGTCATCGGCACATCGCCGGGCAAGACGCCGAATATGGCGTCCAGCGCCAGCGCGCTCCCACCGATGACGCGAATCCGTCCGCCATTCAAGCGCCCGGTGAAGGTCTGATACGTCGTGGCCCCCACCATGCACGTGAACCCGAGCGCCGCATTGATGCGCGCCGCCACCTGCACATCGCTCTGGTCGCCGACGAGGAATGTGACCGTGACGGTCGGCTCGTCATCGACTCCTAGGATCAAGGTCTCGCCGCCAACAAACGTGGTCGGGTACGCGCCGCTGTTGAGCGAATACGCCGCGAACCCGTCAGGCTGCGCGGACATCGCACCGGTCGCGACCTGCGTCACCGTGGTCTGCACCGGCCCGGTATCGAACCCGAGCGCGGTGGCGCGGATGGCCGAGACCGCCGAGGTGTCCATCGCACCGACGTGCGTGACCGTGGTCGCGGTCGCGCGCAACCGAAGCGCGCCACTCGCGTCGCGGTCGAACGCAACGCCCGTGACGCTGCACACGGCGTTCACTTCCGTGACGGTAACGGCGGTGATGTCCCCGACGTTGCCCGTTCCAGCGACCGACGTGATGGCCGCGTTGAGCGCGGTGAGCACAAGCGCGCTCGCCGAGATGATCGCCACGCGCCCGGTCGATCCCTGCACTCGACCCGTGAACGTCGTGGTGAGCGTCGCGACCGCCGCGCACGTGTAGCCCACCGCTGCGTTGATGCGCGCGACTACCTGCGCGTGCGTCGAATCCGTCGCGGAGAAGGTGACGGTGATCGGCCCGACCTGTCGTGGCGTCCCCTGGTCGATGGTAAGCACCATCGTCTCGCCGCCGACGAACGTGCTGGGATAGACGCCGTTCCCGGTCGTGTAGACGGCAGCAGCCGCCGTGAACGTGTTGCTCTCGACCGTGAACGCTGCCCCCAGCGTCCCGTAGAAGTACGCGAACACCGCGTTCGGCACGAGGCTGAACGTGGGAGTCGAGGCGCCGAGCACCGACGCTTGCCGGGTGAACTCGACTGCGCCAACGCTCGTGTCAACGCGCGAGACGAGCAGACGCGCGAACCGCTTGTTGTTGAGCGCGATGGCAGCGTTGCCGTTCCAGTATTCGGCGGTCAGCGCGCCGTCCGCCTTGCGCGCTCGCGCGCTCGGGTTGTTGGCGACTACGCCCGCATACGTGTAGCCGAAGCCTCCGTACCGCTGAACGAGGTCGGTCCCGCTCGTGACTTCCTCCGTCGTCTCAAATGGACCGTTCTCGAACTCCCCGACGAGCAGCGCAGTGCCGCTCCCGACTCCCGTGATCACGCCAGGGGGCGCGAGGTCGAGGATGTTGACGCTCTCGATGTCGAGCAGCGTGGAGTTACCGGGGTCCGAAGTGAATCGACGAATGAAGACGCTCATGGGAACTCCTGCGAGGGGACGCCTCGCATCGTGTCACGCACCACCACCCCGATGCAAACTCCGCAGAAACGCGCGAGCAGGAACGTCGCCTGGGGAATACGGGGGGCGCCCCGTCCAGGTCTCTAGACTCCCCGCTTCGGCCGCCATTACCTGCACCAACGCCAGCAGGTAATCGTCGGTGAGCGCCATGCTCTGCGCCACCGTCAACCCCCGAGCCGCCCGCGCCACGACCCGCGCCTGGTCCGGCGTGAGGCGAAACACCGCCAGCCCGGCAGCCCCGCCGCGGGCACTTGACTCCGCCAGTCGCGCCGTGAGCGCCGCCTGTCCCGCGTACCCGCCCGCCACCGAGAACCCGTTCGCTTCCGTCACCGTCGCCTGCACGTACGGGCCAAGCATCGGCGTGGCCTTCGCCACCGCCACGACCGGCACCGTCATCTGGATGAACAGATGCACGCGCCGCCGCCCCCTCACGATCTCGATGTCGTCCACGTTCTCCCGCTCGTTGAGCGTGAAGGTGGCCACGCTGTCGAAGTATTCGGGGAGCACCAGCCGCAAGTCCGTGGACCCCACGTAGCTCCCCATCGCGACCTCGATGGCCGCGATGATGCTGCGACGCTCGCTGATCTTCGAGCCCCATCCCTCCACCGTGATCGGCTCCTGGTAGTCGTACGGTGTCATCAGCGCCGTGTGCGGTCCCGCGATGCCGTACGTGCTGTCGTCCACGTCCGCGCCACCGAGCCCGCGCACGAGGTACTGACCCCGACCGGGGATGATGCCGATGGCGGGCATCGCCAAGTTCTCCACGCTGTCGGGCTGCTCGATGAACACCCGCTCGGGTTCGATGGCGAACTCCTGCGCAGGCTGCCCCGGTCTCATCGTCCGCATGTACCGCAACGACGAGAGCCACTGAGCGAAGCGCCGCAGCGCGTGCGTCCTCGCGTCGATGTTCGGCAACGGCGCTGACGGCGGTGGCGTGTCGAGATGCGACGCCGTGACCGTAGGGGGAGGCGCCACCACGCGGTCGTCTCGTCGCGTGCTCACTTGCCCACCGCCTTCTGCATCGCCTTCTCCACTTCCTCACGGATGACCGCAGGCATCGAGTTCTTCGCGAACATGGAGAGCACCTGTAGTCCGCGACCGCGGTTGAAGATGCCGCGCTTCTTGAGCGCGTGCATGATCGCTCCCGCGCTCGCCCACGCCGCAGGGTTCGCACTCTGCAAACGCGCCACCGCAGGGTCACGCGCGACGCCCGTGTAGTTCACGGCCGGACGCTGCCCACCTCCACCAGAGCCCGCGACGAGCGGTGCCGCCGTGCGTCCGCCGCCATGTCGCATCACCCACTCCGTGAGCATCGTCTGGAACTTGTACGAGAGCACCACGTTGCTCGCGGGCACGCCCTCCTCGATGGCCGCAGCGTACGGCACCGCGTTGTAGAGCGCCGCGCCCTTCGGCAGCTTCTCCACCTGCCATCCCGCTTTGTAGATGCCCTTGTCTACGGGCGGTGGCGTCTTGCTCGGGATCTCCCGCGTCACGAGTAGCTGCTTCCCGCGCAGCACCGCCGAGTACAGACCCTTGAGTGCCGCCCCCTGCATCTGCTTGGCGAGCGGCCCGTCCTTCGCGTAGTAGGCCGCAGCGTCCTTGATGGAGATCACGGGCATGGCGTCACCTGTCCGCGAACGGCGGTAACTGGTCCCGCGCGCGCGTCGGCTCCTCCTGCTTCTCCAACACCACCGCCCACCCGACTTGACCGGGGAGCAACACCGGAGACGCGCCGAGACGGAACCGGAGCGGCACCGGGATGTCGAGTCCGCGCGCGTCGCTCTGAAGCTCCCACCAGAAGTCCACGTCGTTCGGGTAGCTCCCCAAGTCCTGCCCCACTCCGGGGATCTGCGTCCCGTTCAACGTGCTCTCCGCGAAGTGCACGCTGATGAGGTCCACCCGCAGCGTCCCCGTGCTCAGTACGCCAGGCGCGTACCCGCTCGCCTGCAACGACGTGAGTTCCGCACACCGCGGCGTCGGTAGGATCTCGATGCGCTGAATCTCCCGCTCGCTCCCCTCCCCGCGCTCGTCACCCGAGAAGCGCGACCACACCAGGAAGATGCGGTAGGGGCGGAGCCCGAAGCTCGTGCTGAACTGCCGCAGCCGGTCAGCGACGCGCCCGAGACGGTTGGCGAGCGTCGCCTTCGCCTGGTACGGGTTGAGCGGCTTGGGGACAGGCACGTGCGAAGCCTATCACTCCCCCGCCCCCCCATCGAGTCACTGCCTCGATGGATGCATTTCTTTCCACGAGTCGTTGTGCGTTTCAGCTTGTTCTTGGTGCCAGTACGCGCTCTCGTGCCTGCCCGCGGCAGTAGCCGCAGCCGCGGCCTTCATGTGCGCGTCAGCCGCAGTGGCGTGCTTTCGATAGTCCGATGAACTGTCCGCCACCCGACCCGCGTGTTCTGCCGCCGCAGTCGCCGCCCTCGATGCTTCAACCGGCGACAGCTTCGCCGCAGGTGCCGCCGCAGCGGGAGCCGGTCGATTCGCCGCAGCCGCCTGTCGCGCCTGATGCGCGCGAGCCTCCGCTTGTATCTGCGGCCCCGGTACGTTCCCGACGTGCCGCTGCATCACGGTGTTCGGATGCACGCCCGCTGCTAGATCGCGGCGTACTGCATCGACGTGCACCTGCCCCTGCGAACCCTTTGCTATAGATGCCGCCGTGGGAGCCGCCGCAGGTGCCGCCGCTGGTGCCGCCCGCTCCGGTCGCGCTCCCCGCGGCGTCCGCGGCGCTCGATACTTGTCGGTGTGCAGAGCTTGCTGACTCGCGTGATGCGCTGCCTCCGCGGTGTTCCCTGCGAGCGCGTGCGACTCCCTCGCCGCGCCATGCGCGACCGCTGCCGCACGATGCGCGCCCACCGTGTTCGTCGCGTTCGCGCGCTCACTCATGGCTTTCGCCCCCGCGGTTGCCTGCGGTGCTGGCGCACCGCGCAGCGCAGCCGCCTGCGTGGTGAGCGGCTGCGCCGCGGGAGCCGCCGCAGGTGCTGCCGCCTTCGGCGCGCTCGCTGCCACCGAGTGCTTACTCATGTCCGCCTTCGGGTGCTGGCGCGCATACGTCGCCAGCGCCTCCTTCGACGAGAACGTGGTGCCGCCGCTCCGCTTGCCGCGCCCGCTCGTCGGGTAGCGCGACCCGCTCACCTTGCCTGCCCACGTCGCTAGCTTGTTCATGTTCGTCGCTCCAGCGCCTTTCGGATCGCTTCGTCCGCCGTCGCCTCGCTCGCGATGGCCACCGCGGCTCGCTCCGCCGCGCGCTCGGGGTCGTCATGCAAGAACAGCGCGGACACCAGGCGCCCCAAGGCATCGAACGCGCCGGGGGGTAGTTTCGAGATGAGCAGGATGAGGTCTTCGAGAATCATCACGAGCGCCTTCCAATGCCGCGAAAGTCGTCCAGCGCACCGAGCAATACCGCGAGTACCCAGCGCAGCGCGGTCACTTGCAACGCTCCCACTCCGCGCGCTTCGCTCTGTACTTGTCGCGAATGCCGGGGAGCGCCTTGCACTCGCTGAAGGTCTCCCCCGTGCAGTGCGCGATTGCCTCGTTGATGTACGCGACCTCGATGGCCGCAAGCGTCTGCGCAGAACACGCAGGGCGCTCAGGCGTACACGCGCCGAACAGCACGAGCCCAAGTCCCGCGCCAGCGAGGATGGAGCGCAGCATCAGTGCCTCACCGAGACGTTGAGCCCGGTGCCCTCGAACCGTTTATCAAACGAGTTCGTGTAGCAGCCCAGGGCGTTAGCAAGCCCGTTGCGCCAGTAGTGGTATCGGTGCTGCAACGCCTGGAACTCGTCCTGACGCACACTGATCTCCCCCACTGCCGTCACCGCCAGAAGCTCTTGATTGTCGAGCATCTGCGCTTCAACGAAATCGCATTTCGCGAGCATGTTACGCACGAGGCTCAGAGCCTCCGGCAACACGCGGTTCATCGCACCCTCGATGATGAACTGCGTCTCGACTCCCGCGGGAGAGCCGAGCACGAACGTCTGAACCGCGTCCACGTTCAGATAGCCCATGTGATGCCGAATGCGCACCTTCTCCTCTTGCGTGAAGCTGTTCTGCGCCATCAGTTCTCCAAACTCGGGAGCGTCAACGTGCTCACGCCGCGCCGCACGTCCGCGTCATGCTGCGCCAGGAACAAGAGAAGCGAGAGCCCCGCCACCGGGCACGGTCGCCCGGCGACGAACCCATCGTGGGAGCCAACCGTGAAGTCGTCTCCCACGTGGAAGTCGTGGCGGCTCGCGCAGTCGTTCACGCGCTACTCCACCGCGCGAAGCTGTGCGCCCTGCCCCGTGAGAAACGGGATGTCGAAGTTCGCTTCGTCAAGCACCTTGCCCGCGCGCATCGTCGTGCGGAACCCGTGGACCGTGAACACACCGCCCGCGATCAACGTCCACCGCTTCGGGGGAGTCACGTGGATGTCGCGCCGCTCTCGCGCCGTCGCGTCGCCGATGAGCGGCGACTGGTCGATGAGCGGCACCTCCGGTTCGGGGGCACCCACCTGCATCGACGTGGGTGTCGTCAGGTACGGGTCGCTGCTCGGGTCATCAAGTCGTTGTTTTCTGGCCATTCGGGAACCTCCGTCGTGGACAGTATCACTCCATCGCCAACGTGGGGAGGGTCAGCGCGATACGTGCGGGAGCGGCCCCGCGCAGCAACACCACGAGCCCGTCCACTTCCTCGCCTTCGTCCAGGCAGTGCCACCGCTCCTCGAACTCGTCCAGCGTCACCGTCGAATGCGCGTTCTCGACCCAGGGGTCCATCAGCCGCACCGACATGGAGTCCACCTTCACCGCGACCGGCACAACCCAGTGCGACGTGTCCGCCGCCTCGCTCGTCGCTTGAATGCAGCAGAGCGCGACGCTCCCGTCATCGAGAGCCGCCGCGAGTTCGTCCAGCGTGTAGCCGTCCCGCACATCGGCTTCCACGCCGTGCTCCTCGGCAGCCTCCGCGAGTCCGTCCGCGCTCGTCCCCCCCGCCGCCGTCGTGTGCGCCAGAGCCGCGAGCTTGTCCTCGCTCACCGTCACCCCGAGCGCGAGCAGAGCGGCCCGTAGCGCAGCCGGGCCGCAGGTGTAGCTGGTCGTCTGCTCCACCTGTGGGACGCGCACCTCTGGTCCCGCGGCGTTCGCCCACGCCACCAGGGGCTCGCCCATCGCGCCCGCCCCGCTTGCACCAGCGCCGCTACTCCGCGCCGTCACCGCGTACTCCGCCGCCTCGCCCGCGCTCTTGCGACTCCAGCCCTGCTTCACGAGTCGATCCTGCATCGCCAGGATCTCCGCGACGGGGCCACGCCCGCCGGTCCCACTTGAACCTTCCGCGAGGCGCTTGGAACCAGTCTTGGGCGGCATGAGAAATGACCGACTCCAGCGGCGACGGGAGGGGGAATCGACGTCGTAACGCCGGAGCCGGTCAGGCACAGCCTATCACGAAACGCTCAGCCGATGACCAGCCAGCGCACGGTGCTCGTGTCAAGCACGTTGCTGCTCGTGATGATGAACGATCCGGGAGCGCCCACCACAACCGTCCCGGTCGTCAGCGAACCGGGAGTTCCACCAGCGAGTCCAGCCGGGAACGCCATCACCACGCTGCCCGCCGTGATGTTCGCCGTCGCGATGCTCTTGGCGCCAGCGACCAGAACGGCGGAGCCGGTCTGCACGCTCGCCTTCGGAACAGCCGCGTCAGCCGTCGCCTGTGCAGCAACGGCCGCAGCAGTCGCCGCGGCGAAGTCCACCGCGCCGATCATGACGAACTCCATCCCAACCGGGTCGCCGCCACGAAGGCGGATTCCAGTCGCGATCTCCGCCGCCACGATAAGCCCCGCCGTCGAGGCGAACAGATTCCCGCCCACGCTGGCAATCAGCGCGATGTCAGCCGCGTCTTTCACGGTGTCGTACGACGATCCCGCGTAATACACGTTCGTACCAGCGGTCACGTTGTTGATGAGAAATTTGGTGGCCATGTTCGTCCTTTCAAGCGACGGGCAAGAGTCTCCCCCTACCCGTCACTCACCGCTCAGCCGAGCGCGTGCTCGATGACGATGGCGCGCTTGAACCGCTCCGGTCCAGTCCCGCTCGTCACGTCAGACGGCACCGGGAACGCGGTGCTGATCTGCCACGTCGCCGCAACCGTGTCCTGCAACCGATTCATCGGCGCGCGCAGGATGAGGTCGATGCGCTCCGTCTGGATGGTGAGCCCGGCGTTCACAACGTCGAACTCGCCCATCTTCCCGGTGATGCCCGCCTCGCTGATGTAGTTGCTGCCCGGCAGCCACTTCTCGTACAGCGCGCCGCGGCCGGTCACGAGGATGCGACCCACGCGCACGGTGCCCTCGTTGATGACCTCCGCGCCGATGTCCTCCGCGTACCGCGCGTTGACGCCCGTGGCGGTGAGCGCACCGCAGTTGAGCGAGTCGGGCGACTCCGTGTTCATGAAGAACATGATGCCCGCAATCGTCCCGATGAAACCCTCGTGGTAGATGTGGTGGTCCGGCAGAGCGGTGTTGAGCCGCTGGAACGCCGGGTCCGTGAACACCTGAGAGTTCGAGTCCGGGGAGATGTGCGCGTGGTAGTAGCCATCCTCGTGCGGCTGCACGTTGAAGCGCCGCAGCCGGTTCACGGCGTTGATCGCGTCCTGCAACGCGAACACGTCGCCCGCGCCGATGGCGTCCACCGAGGTGCCGCCGCCGGAGCGGATGACCTGCGGCTTGGCCGACGAGAGCACCGGGGTTCGCGCCGCGATACCGGCGCCGAGCGCGGCGTCCAGCGAGAGCGTGCCGGGACCGTTCAGGTCGTCGGGGTTGTCCGCCGAGAAGCCGATCACGTTGCGGGTGCCAGCGACGCCCGTGATGGTGATGGGCAGCGGCGTCGCGACGGACACCGTGGCGGGTCGCACCGTGACGTTCGCGAGCACGACGGTGGTGAAGCCGTTGAGCGCAGCGACGCGAACGAACGTGTCGCCCGCGAGCCCCGCCACCGTGGTGAGCGTCTGCCCCGAGAGATACGCCTGGAACAGCGCGTTACGCGGGATGCGGTTGAGCGACTGCCCCGACTGCAATCCGAGTTGGTGGATGTTGCGCAGGAACAGGTTCGCGTTCGCCGTTGCCGACGTCGGCATGTGCGTGTCGATGGTTCCGCTGAAGCGGTTGAGCGTCGCGATCCACTGCTCGTACGCCACCGCCTGCGGGATGGGGTCATTGCCGGGCGCGAGCGGCTTGGTGATCGGCGCGAGCAGACCGGGGCGGGACATGAACTGTTCCGTGCCGGTGTTCGCTGCCCACTCCTCGACCATCGCCTCTGCGCGGAATTGGAGTGAAGGATAGAGCCCGTCGTGGAACGCGCGCTCCAGAAGCCCTTGCTGAACGAGGTTGATGACCGCGGGGGGGATGCCGAGAATGAGAGCCATGTGAGTTGTCTCCGTGAATGCTTGGGTTGCGTGCTCTCGTACTCGTCGCCGCGCGTGACCCGCCGATTAACCGCTGGCGTGAGCGTGGTGCTGCGACTCAGTTCGAGACTGTTTTCTCTACCAGGTGAAACCGTTTTTGCGAGCTTCCGCCCGCGCTTCTTCCCGAGACATGCTGTTGGGCTGTCCAGGGCGAATCGTTCGACCACCACCGCCAGCGGGCGCTACGAGCGCGGACGCCGGGGCGTTGGGCCGCGGAGCCGGTGCAGGTGAGCCCACCGGCGCACGCACCTTCGTGCGCGCCTGCGTGCTCGCGGCAAACGCCGGGCGACGCGATGCGAAGGTCTGGAACCACTTCGCGATGTCCTTGTCCGTGTAGCGCGCGAGGTCCGCGGGCTGCACGTTGTCGCGCAGGTGCTTGGCGAACAGGAACGCCGCGTCCTGAACGTACGCAGACGCGACGTGTCGAGACGCGATGCGCTCCACGACGCCCTGCTGCTCCTGCACCATCTGGCGTTCGCGCACCGTGTGCACCTCCGCCCGAGCGCGCTGCGCCGTCTGGTTCGCCACCGCGAGGTCGTGCTTCAGGCGTTCGACCTCGCTCATCTGCTCGCGCTTGCGCGCTTCAGCTTCCGCTTCGAGCGCGTCAGCCTTGGCGAGCTTCGCCTTGATCGCGTCCGTGTCGGTGGTGCCGAACGTGTCGATGAGCCCCTGGCGCTTGGCGCGCACGAGGCGGTCGTTCAGCGCCGCGTCGTCCAGCGTGTGAACACGCCGAACAGGCGCACCCGCTCCAGGGGCAACCGGAGCAGGCGCGGCCGGTGCCGCCGCCGCAGGCGCGGCCGGTGCTGCGGGGTCCGTCACCGTGGGAGCCGCGAATGACTCCCCGGTGTTCGACCCACGAACGATGCTCGGTGTGGCTGCGGGCGTCCCCGCGTCTGGCGAATTGGTGAGGCTCATGTTCTTGCTCTACTCCCGTTGAGCGTTGTGATTACAGATAGACCGAATCGGTGGCCGCGAGCGAGGCGCTCACGTCAACACTCGATGCGACGAGAAGCCGCACGCGAGCGACCGTCACGGCGTCGGTGGCGTGGAATGCGATGCCGGTCTTCGCGGCGTTGAGCGCAGCGTGGAGCGTCGCCGGAGCGGTACCCACTGCGTCCACGATCTTCACGCCCGTGATGCTCGCCGTCGTGGCTTCCGCCTCGATGAGCATGACCGCCCCGAGCGCCGTGATGTTCGCTGGCAACGTGAGAGTGTTGGTCACGACGTTCGCGATCACCTCGACCACATCGCCCGGCTCCACCGTGTAGGACACGTCCATGTCGGTCCACGCATCGGCTGCGAGCGTCGCGATTGCGCCGTTCGGGGCGATTGCGATGTCCTTCGTCGCAGTCGGTGGGTACGCAACGACGACGAGCTTCACAGCAGCCACGCCACCGACGCGACCGTATGCGGACAGGATGGAGTTCGCGCGAGCGTTCTCCGCCTGCCCACTGACGGCGTGAACCGTCGCGGCGAGAGATGCAGAGAGCGCCGCGGCGCGCCTGCGGATCGTGGTCGGGAGACTCCGAAGGATGTCGCCGAACTTGAGCGAGCGGAGCACATCCGCGATGGTGTTGAGGTCTGCTCGGTTGATCGTCTGCTGAATTATCTCGGCCATGTGAATCTCCTACTGTCCAGAAACGGCATACTCCACCGTCGCAGATCCCTGCGCTTCGAGAAGCACGAGGGGGGACGACGCCGGGAACTCCATGATGACCAGCCCTGCCACGGGGACTTCAACCACGAGTGGCGAGCCCATCGGGTTGAGCGGGTCTTGATTTGAGAGGCGCAGAATCAGCGGCGCGTCGCTGCGAAGGTACAGCAGGTCGCAACGCGCGACCGCATCGGATGCGCCGAGACCTTGCAACGCGACGAAGCTCGGGGAGGCGACTGCGACGCGGCGCTGCATCACGCCCGACGCCGCGCTGTACGGCTTGGGCGTGACGCTCGTGGCGAGGGGCGTGGTGTAGATCGCTTGAGGGAATCCCGCGCCGACCTGCACAGGTCCGCTTGAGAATGTCCCGTTGATCGATACCTGCCCCACGAGCTACCTCAGATCCCCTTGAAGGGCTTGCGCGAGTTGCCGATGGAGCCCACACCCGCATCGGGGCGGTCGAGCAGCGGCACGAGACTCCCGCCATCGCGGATCTCGGATGGCTTGTTCAGGTCCACCGGCTCGCCCTTCTTCTGCTCAGGCGCCTGCGCGATGTTCGGCTTCGCACCCGTCGCTCCCGCACCACTTGGATTCGTCAAGAAATCTGCTCCTGCTCCGCCAGCTTTGCCGCCGCCGGGGTTCGTCACGAAGTCGTTGCCTGCCATGTTGCCTCCAGCCGTGTTGCCACTTCCGTTGCCAAACGGGCTCGTGCTCGCGTCGCCCTGAGTCTTGCCGTCGCCACTTGCCATCTCGTCCTCCTACAGCTTGAACGGTTTGCGGTTGGCGTCGTTATTCGGCCCCGCCGCTGGCCACGGGATTGCGTCCGGGTACACCGGAGCCTTCGCGTCAGCACTCGGCCCCGCCACGTTCTTCGGTGCGCCCTTGCCCACCAGACGGTCGGGCACCGCGACCTCGCGAAGCACTTCGTTCATCCGCACACCAGCGGTGCTCTTGTTGAGCACCTGCGGAGGCGACGCAGAGACGAGGCGCGCAAACTTCCCATCCGAGAGTCGTCCTAGCTCCGGCACTGCCGTCGCCACTCTGAACGGGAGCTTAGCCATATCGTTCGACGGTATCAGACGATGCGGGCGAGCACAATCATCACGCCCGAGTGAGCCCCGCGCAGACCAGCGTGGCGCTTCCGATTGTCGTGACCTGCACAAAAAGCGGCATTCCAGCGGGCACGCTTCCCAGCGGGAGCGTCACGGCCGCCTTGTCGCCGGGAGAAATCGCCGCGGCAGTGGTGAGCTTGAACCAGGTGGGAGGCGAGTCTCCCAGGGGGGCGAACCAGACGTCCATCGTGGAGCCCGCTCCCAGAGCGGCTACCCAGAGCATCGCATTGCCCGCGGACGACTGCGGCAGCGTCGCGATGCGGTCAGCAACCGGCTGAGCTACGTTCGGGCTCGATTCGGAGCCCGTGGGTTTGATGACGATGAGTGCGCCGTTCATCGTCTCACCCTATCACGCGTACCCTTTGAGCGTCAGCACCTCGGCGTAAATGTCGCGAAGCGCGTCGCGGAGCGCGATCTTTCGCGCGCCGCTGAGCGACGTGATCGCCGACATGGGTACGTCCAGCGATTCGACCAAGCCGCCATCTGGCGCCGGTATGTGCACCTCCGCGCGCGGCGCGTTACCGCTGGCCGCATCCGAACGGTAGAAGCGGATCGACGGCGCGTCGGGGTCCACGTCGGCTGTGAGTACCTGCCCGGTCGGGCGTGTCTTGGTGGCCATTACGGCGCCGCCTTTTCGGGCGCCTCGTCTTGGTCCGGCGCGGATATGGTCACCGCGTTCTCGCGCGCTTCCCACAACGCATCGAGCACGCGCCCGACCATTCGCGACAGCGGGTAGGGTAGTTGCTGGACGCCGGGCAGCTTGACCAATTCGAGCAGGTACTCGTGAGCCGCGTCGGTGAGCACGATCCGGCTTGTCGCGTTCGGCGATTCGAGCGCCGCGTAGATCGACTCGGCGAGGCGCGGTTGATGACGCTCGGCGCGTGCGGCCGGTTGCGCCAGTGCGACGTCACGCACGACAAGCGCAAAGGTCATTTCGCCAAGCGGCGCGGGTACTGTGATCTGCTTCATGTTGATTCCCTTTCGTGTCAGGCCATTAGGCCAAGGTTGCGTAGCGCGGTGCGGATCTTGTTGATCTGCGTCAGGATCGAAGCGTTGTTGTTGTTCGTGATCGCTTGGCTGTACGCGGCGGTGCCGTCGTTTAGCGTCGTGCTCGGTGTGCCCGTGGTTGAGTCCGTGATCGCTACCATGTCGGCCGGTTGCGCGACAGTTGCCGCCGCGAAGAATCCTATCCCTGTGGTGTCGATCTTGATTCGTGACGTGCCCGCGCCGTTCTGGATATCGAGCGCACCGTTAGCCGCGCCGGTTCCGGTTCCGCGGCCGGGACGAATCGTGAGGTTGCCGCCGACGTTCGTGGCGGTGCCTGTGCTCGCGTCGCCACCGCGTAGCGTGGCTGCGCCGCCCGTGGCGTTGGTACATGTCGTTATACTAACGACGTCTCCCCCTGCAACCCCTGCCGTGCCAGCTACCAGGGTGCCACCACTCGCCGCGTTACACTTCTGTCCGATAAATGAGATCGCGACCCCGGTAGCGTTAGCCGCCGTCGCAGGAAAGGGCATTACCAAAGCGTCCGCTGTTTGGGACGTAGTAAGCTGAATCACATCGCACGCTAGCGATGTAGACGAGAGGCGCATTTTATTCACGCCCGCGCTTAGCTGAAAATCGACGTTCGTCAGGGCCCGAATCACCGTGCCCGCCGTGTGGTCGCCGAAAAACGTGAACGCCGCGCTCGTCTGCGTCGCAATGACGGCAATATCGGCCGTGTCCGTTTCGTTGCGGAAACTCATTACCGGCTGAATGCCGCGCGGGATTCGGATCAACCCCGCCGCCGCCGCGCTCGCGACACCGGCGCCGCTACCAGCGACAAGGCCGAAACGGAGTGCGAGCGTAGGAATCGCGAATGCGTTCGAGTCCCATAACGCAACGTCCGTTGCGACGCTGGATTGAAGCCGCCCGATCCCTTGCGTCTGCGTACCCGCGCCGCCGGTCGCGAGACCACCCTTGACGATGACATCACCGCCGGTGTTGGCCGTCGATCCTGTGGTCGCACCGCCGCCCGCGAGAGTCAGGGTATTGCCGACGTTCGTGGCCGCACCACTCGCCGCGCCACCGCGAACGTCTACCGGCCCGCCCGTGTTGCTCGTAGCGCCGACCCCGGTACACTCGCCGCCGTACAGACTGACTAGGCCGGTGGTCGCGTTCGTGCCCGTCGTCGTTGTGATCTGTAGACCTCGCAGTTTCATGAATGCCGCGACGTTAGCGCCAGCTTGCACGCCGAAATTGAACGACTGATTTACGTCTACCAGTGGAGACTGAAACAGCAGGTGAGCTGGCAACACACGCACAATTTGCACGCCACCCATTGTCAGGTTGACTTGCGCCGATGCGGCAACATTCGTGATCACCGCGCTGCCAAGGTCTAATTGATTTACGCCCGAGTTGCCTACAGAGAGACTTGCAGCACTGGCCGTCCACGTCAGCACCTCGGCGTCACCCGCGTCGGCGGTGAGCCGCACGGTCATCAATTTAACCGCCGCCGCCGTATTCATCGGCATTCGCAGCACGCCCGTCGCCGCCGCCGATCCGGTGCCGCTACCGGGGACAAGGCCGAACCGCGCGATAGCGACGGCTCCGGCAACGTTCATCGTCAAGACGCTCGTGACGTTGAACCCCGCGCTCGTGACCGTCGCTTGGCTAGTGCTCGCGCCGTCTTGGATCGTTAGCGTACCGTCCGCCGCGCCCGTGCCGGTTCCGTGTCCGGGGCGGATCGTGACGTTGCCGCCGACGTTCGTCGCAGAACCGGCGCTAAGAGAGTCCCCGCCCGCCAACGTGAGTGCCGCCGCCGTCGCGTTGGTGGGGCTTACTCCGGTGACGCTTCCGGCCTGCACCGTCAGCGCGCCCGCTACTACGTTACCGGTGCCCGATACGCTGTGACCCTTGATCGTGAGCGTCGGTGCGGTGTAGCCCGCCGTCGATACGGTTAGCCCGCCCCATATTGCATTCCCAATCGCGTTGTCTTGAAGCAGGTTCGCGCTGATATTCGTGACGCTCGCGCTCCCCCACTGAAACACCGTGGTACTACTACAGACCAACGTCCCGAGGGTTGATAGCCGCACCAGCGAATTAGCAGCCGCGCCAACAAACAGCACGTCCGCCGACCACGACAAGAGATTCACGTCCGCGCTATTCGCCGCGTTGCGTGCGTTGATTAGCCCGCCCGTGGGTAGACGAATGTGCCCGCCCGCCGTTGCAGGTGTCGAGCCGATCGTCAGCACGTTGTTGACGTTGAAAGCGCCCGCCGTGACCGTCGCTTGATCCGCCGCCGCGCCATCCTGCAACCGCACAGTGCCTTGCACCGGTCCCGTTCCGGTCGCGATGCCGGGCACCACGATCGCATCGCCGCCCGTGTTCGATACGGTGCCGCCAGTACAGCTACCGCCGGAGAATATCCCTGTGCCGCCGGTATTCGCGGCAATGCCGGCCCAGTTGGTTTTCGCCCCCTGGTAGCGGATGGTTCCGCCCACCGATGCGTTCATCAGGGTGCCAAACTCGCCGTTACCGGGTGCGGCGAATCCGACGCCGAAACCGACGCCAAACGACGCGCCAGTAGTGCCTAGGACCAGCGCTGCCGTGGCAGTCGCGAACAGGCTGATGTTCGTAGAGTTCATCGTCATGCGAGAGAACGGCGGGTTTGCGCCGAGCGTCAGCACGCCTGCTGCCCACGAGAACAGTGACTGGTTCGCGGTGTTCGCCGCGTTGCGCCCTGCGATCGAGCCTCCTTCTGGTAGTCGTACGTCACCGATCGTCGTTGACGGGTTCGTGCCGAGCGAGATCACGCCCGTCGTCACGAGATTCTGCGCGCCGAAATTCGTGCCCCACGCGGCGACGCCCGCCGTGGTGATTAGGGCTTGGCCGTTCGTGCCGCTTGGCGCGATGTTGCCGATCGGCAGGTTGCCCGTAACCGCGCTCGCATTCGCGAGATTCAAAGCGCCCCAGTCGGCCGTCGCCGCGCCGGTGACACGCAACACCGCGCCGGTCGTGAGGGCGCCGCCCGCCGTCGTAATCGTCGTTGCGTTGATCTTCGCGACGGTAGGGCTCGGGTACGAGCCAGAGAGATCACCGCCTGGCGCGGCCCACGTCGGCACGCCCGCGACGGTGACGAGCGCGGTACCGTTCGCGCCCGCCGCCAACTTCGTTACCGCGATCGCCGCCGCCGGGTCGATGTCCGCGTTGACGATCAACGATGACGAGATGGCGCCGCCCGCGCTGACGTGAGCGACGCCGAGCCCGAGCGAGGAGATGGTCAGCGCCGTCGCAAGCGCAGCGCCCACCGAGAGCGCACCCGACGTGGTGAGTGGCTGCGCGCCGAAGTCCGTGCCCGGCCACCACATCGACCCGTTCCAAATCAACGTCTGTCCGACCGCGGTGCCGGGCGGAACTGGTCCTGGCGGTCCTGGCGGTCCTGGCGGTCCTGGCGGTCCTGCTGGCCCTGTAGAGCCGCCTCCGCCACCCGAGCCGCCCCCCGTTGAGATGGTCGGGGAAACGCTCGTAGAGAGGCTGACAGAGCCCCCCGTGAGGGTCGTCGTCGCGACCCCCGGTGCCGCGGGTGCTCCGGGTGGCGGGGCGTCTTTCGGCGGGGCGGTTCCCATGGCCTAGATCGACGTGACGACTTGCACGGGGAGGAACCCGTTCGTCGGGAAGCTCAACACCTGACCGCCGAGGAACGTGACCTCGAACTCGGCGCGGTACTGCCCCACGGTGTCCGAGTCCCCGGCTGCCCACTCGTAGGACACCGAGCCCGCGACCGCATCGACGATCACCGCGGACGAATCCACCTTGAGCACGCCACCCGAGAGCGATTGCATCTTGAACCGCACCGCCGCGCCGGTCAGGTCTACCGGCTGCGCGTTCGCGTCCTCCACCTTCGTTTTGAGCAACGCCGCAAACGAGGGGAGCGTGTCATCTTTCTTGATCAAGAACATCGGCGAGTCCTCTCAGCACGAGACCACGATTGCACGAATTGATTGCGAGAGCACCACGGCAGATTCAACCGGCGCTTCCACGACGGCAATCTGCCGCGCCGGAACTACCGGCGCCGAGACCACGATGGGAATCGCGAACGCCAGCGGCTCCAGAAAGAACACCAGCGAGAGCGACTCATCGACGTCCGCGAGACCTCTGCAAAACGGGGGCGGGGCGGAGCCATACAGCCCGGTCGCGTCCAGCGCGAAGGGGGAGAGCGCCCCGGAGAACGTGCCCGTGAACGTGAACGTCAGCACACCGATGGCATCCAGCGCGAACGGGGAGAGCGTCGCGGTAAGCGCGCCCGTGAACGTCAGCACACCGATGGCATCCAGCGCGAACGGGGAGAGCGTCGCGGTAAGCGCGCCCGTGAACGTCTGCGTGCCAACCACTGCGCAAGCGAACGGGGATGCCGCTGCGCTGACCGTCCCGGTGATGGCGAGAATTACCGCCCCGGTTGCGGCGAACGCGAAGGGAGAACACGCGGCGGTGAGGGTGCCCGCGAAGGTCTCGGCGCCGGTCGCTGCGAACGCGAAGGGAGAACAGGTAGCACTCAGCGCCCCCGTGAACGTCTCAGCCCCGGTCGCGGCGAACGCGAATGGAGAGCACGCCGCATCCAACGTGCCGGTGACTGCTCCGCTAGAAACGTTCCCCGCCGCGTCGAGCGCAAACGGAGAGCACGCGGCGGTGAGGGTACCGGTGAACGTCTCGGCGCCGCTCGCTGTGAACGCGAATGGAGAGCACGCCGCCGTCACGGTGCCGGTGAACGTCTGGGCTCCCGTCGCGGCAAACGCAAACGGTGAGCACGCGGCGGTGAGGGTACCGGTGAACGTCTCGGCGCCGCTCGCTGTGAACGCGAAGGGAGAACAGGCAGCGGTGAGGGTACCGGTGAACGTCTCGGCGCCGCTCGCTGTGAACGCGAAGGGAGAACAGGCAGCGGTGAGGGTGCCCGTGAAGGTCTCGGTGCCGGTCGCTGCGAACGCGAAGGGAGAGCACGCCGCGTCTAGCGTGCCCGTGACTGCTCCGCTAGAAACGTTCCCCGCCGCGTCGAGCGCAAACGGACTCATTGCGGCAGTGAGGGCACCAGTGTACGTGACAAACCCGAGGGCGGTCATCGCGAACGACGACAGCACAAGTGTCGAGAACTCTCCGATCACGTCGAACGGGTCGAGCTGGAACGACAGTTGAACCGGAGCTGACGGAGGCGGCGGAGGCGGTGGCGCCAGAGTCAGGGAGGTGAAGAACGGGAAATTCTTCACCACACGCTGCTGGACCGGGGGTCCCGGTGCCCTATCGCCAAGTGGCGCGTTGAATCCGTACTCGGTGCTGCGATTTCCCCCCTGATCAATGAATGGGGTCGGAGCCACCGTGGCCGGTCCCCAGACGAGTCCGGCCCGATCCCCCCGCGTACCATTTGCGGTGGTCGGGGTGTAGACACCGGTCGCGTCTCGGTTTCCACGCGGGTTGATGAACGGGGTCGGCGGTGACGCAGCCGGTCCCCAGACGAGTCCGGCCCGATCCCCCCGCGTACCATTTGCGGTGGTCGGTAGGTACTTCGCAGAGCGATCCCCGACACCAGGTGCGAACGGTAGGAGGGTCGGGTCCGCTACGACTACGGGTTCGACGTACCTGCCGAAGTCGCCATCATTGGTCGGTACGCCGACCAGGGGAGGTGCAGCGACTAGCGCCAGCCCACCCAACAGTGTGAGGACGGCCATGCCGCCTTACCGTTCCCAGAATCCCATTTCCAATTCGTAGCTGAATCCAGATGTGGTCGCGCCAGGAATCCACAGGTGGACCGTCGCGCTCTGTCCCGCAGCGATACCGAACGGAGGACAGCGCGTCATGTGCGTACCCACGAGGATGCCGTAGGTGGCCGAGTTCACACTGTCCACGACTCCAGCACTGATCGTGTACTCGTCGCCAGCAGTGATCACACCCGACTGGAGCTGACACCGCGAGATGATCCGGCTCTGCTGAGACGACGCAGGGATCGTCGCAACCGCGCCAGCAAACGTGGTCACGGCCGCAACCGATGGCACCAGCGACAGGCCCATGTGCGAGCACTTGGCCGGTTGAATCACCGGTGTCCCCGCCGTCGCTGTCCGTGCACCGTTGTCGAGTACGATCGCGACCTGGAGTCCAGTGGTGGTCGCAGGCACCGCCGTGCTGATGATCTTCAGGTAGTCGAGCCAGATCGTCGGCGTCGGGTGATGGTCCAACTCACTACCGAACGCGCTCCCAAAGTTCGCGATCTGGAGAAACGGGACCGTGTCCGAGAACGTGGCCTGTGAACCGGCAGACCCGTAGGTGATCGCCGTGCCGGGCACCGGCGTCGTCACAACGAAGTACGAGCCCTCCTCAGCCAGCACATGCTTGGTCGGGATGACACTCTGGACATACTGCTCACCAAAGGGCGAGCCCCGCGCAGCAGCACGGGTGTTCTGCTGCATGTAGGTCGGCTTCGTCTTCCCGACGAGAAGCTTACCGATCTGCTGGATGAGGCCGCCCATGGTGGTGCTCGACGCGGCTCACAACCGCGTCTGTCCGTTACCGCTCAAAGTGCCCAAGCTCGAACTCGTAGCTGAACGGGCTCGTCGCGCCGCCGGGGAAGAACAGGTGGATCGTCATGGACTGGCCCGGACCAACCGCGATGGGGGGACAACGCGTCGTGTAGGTCGCGACCGTCGTGAGGTAGCCACCGTTGGCAGGAGAGTCCACCATGCCGCTCGCAAGGCAATACTCATCGAGCACCAGGGTGGGGCCGCCCTTGAGCTGTCCCCGCGAGACCAGGCGAGCCGCAGCCGACGCCGCCGGGATCGTTGCGACCGCGCCGGTGAAGTAGACGACACGAGCGGCCGGAGCGACCGTGGCGAGCTGCTGGTTCGGACAGACCGGAACGGCGACCACGGGAGTGCCTGCTGTCGCGGCTCGGAACCCGTTGTCCACCTTGATCGCGTAGCCAACGCTCGTCGTGGTGGCCGGTGCGGTACCACCGATCTGAAGCAGCTTCAGGTAGTCGAAGAACACGATCGGAGCGTTCGCATCCTGCGGCCCCGCCGTGTTGATCAGCTGCATGAACGGGACCGTGTCGGAGAACGCCGCCTGCGTACCGGCAGATCCGTATGCGAGGACGGTCTGTGGGATCGGGTTGGTCGTGACGAAGTACGACCCCTCATCGACCAGCGAATGCTTGGTCGACATGAGATTCTGCACGAAAGCTGCACCGTCACCCATGCAACGCGAATCGACATCCGTGTTCTGCGGGGTGAGCGTCGGCTTGACGCGGGAGACCTGATGCCTGGTGAGAACTCGTTGATTGCTCATGTGCTTACATTCCTGTCTTGATCACGGTGCCGCCGCCCAGCAGGGCGATGTTGTTGTTCAGGATGACCAGTGTCTCCAGAATCTTGATTCCGGTCGTCTCGCTCATCGGGTACGAGACACCACCGTACTCATCGACCAAGATCACGCCCTGGACCTCAACGGTTTGACCCGATGCTGTCTTGACCGGGATCGCCAGAGTCTTGATCAGTGACAGCGCGCCAGGCGTGGTCGTGCCCTGCCCCTGGACCGCGATGCTGTCGTCGATGGCCATGAGTCAGATCACTCCGGGTTCGTGACGGTGCCGGTTGCGCTCATCACCGGCCCAGGCACGGCAGCGCCCACGGCGTTCCCGCCGAAGTTCGCCGTGTCCTGGTCGCCCGGCATCGGGAGGTCGCTCGCATCTTGCAGCGGAATCGCGACCCATCGAATCCAGTACCGCTCCTGCGTCTTCGGATGCGTGAGCCCGTACCGCTGATCGCACATGGCGTAGACCGCCGCCATCTGCTGCTGACTCGGAGTCTCGGCGAAGATGTACTCGGGGATGTACCCGGCCGCCTGGTGCCTGATGATGTAGACGTTCATGGTCATGCCGCCTGCGTGATGGTTGCAGCCGTGCACGACACGGCAGCGCCGGACGAGATCGCGACCGAGTTCAGGTTCATGTTCGCGCCGGACGTGCCCACCGAGAAATCAAGCGTACCCGTGGTGGCACGCGTCGTGACGACCAGCGTACCCCACGAGGCTGTTCCCGTGTTGTTCGCACTGGAGTCGGTCGTGATCGCGTTGGCTGCCTTGCTCGCTGCCGCTGCCGCCGCGAACGCCGTCACGTTCAGGGTCAGATCGGCCAGAAGCACCTGCGCGCCGAGCGCCGTGTCCGCGTCGGTCGGTTGCGTCCCGTCGTAGATGAGCAGGTGTCCCGAGTTCAGAATGTCGAACGCGGCGTTGAGTGCGAGGTTGCGAGACGCGATGCTAGTTTTCGGATTGAGCGCCATGGTTCAAGCCTCGATGCTGTACGCGATCAGCTGGACGGTGGTGTCGGTGAGTTCGACGACTTCGATCCCATCCGGGTTCCCCTCAGTGACCTGACGCCACTGCACCCGCGCACCGTCGAGTTCCCCCGACTCGATGCGCCGCGCTAGCTCGCGGAACTTGGCGACCGCGACCGCGCGACCTTCGCCGCGTAGCACTCCGGTCGTCGGGCGCTTGAGTTCGCGGAACTCGCTCTGGACGAGATGGAGCGACGTTCGCGGGGCGTCTACACTCTCTGCCGGTCGAGACATGGGCGGGATGCTATCAGCCCTTGCCGAACTGGTCGAGTGGCACCGTGGTCATGTCGGGGCGAGCAGGCGGTGCGCCCTTCCTCCGGTCCCGCAGCCACGCCGCCATCACCTCCCCGTCCCCGCGCCACGCAAGCTCGGGCGGGATGGCCCACGACTTCCGGTGCGGCACCACCACCTCGCGGTCGTTCGGTCGGTTCGGCGGGTGCTGGTACAGCCCGCCCGCCCACTCGAACGCCTCGTCCGGCAACCGGATCTGCCCGTGCACCTGGTACGAATCCCACCCCGTCCGCGCGTCGAAGCTCGCGCACAGAATCTTCACCATGTCTCCGAGGTCATCGTCCGCCGCTCGGATGCCCTCCCACCCCGCCCGGTTGTACGCCCCCATCGTCTCCGTCCGCGCGATGCGCTCCGCCCACGACACCGGAGCGCCCTGCAAGAACGGGCTCTGCTGAATCAGCGCCTCCCGCGTGGCGAGCCACGGCTTGCCCACCGCCACCGCCGTCGATAGCTGCGTCTCGAACTCCCCAATGGTGGCGACGGAGTACCGGGACAGCACGCTCGTCTCTCGGTCCAGCGAGATGCGCGGCGCGGTGTCGGGTGCCTCCCCGCCGTCCTCCTGCTCCGCCTCCCGCGCCTTCTCCGTCGTCGCCAGCCGCCGCAGCACCGTGCTCTCCGCCCCCTGCACCGCCCGCCGCAGCATCGCGCCCTCGCGCAGCGCCAGCGGGCGCGCCTTGCTCCCGTACGCCCTCTGCGCGTCGCTCAGGTAGCGCGTCATCCCACTCACGCTCACCTCCGCCACCTGCTTCGCCGCGCGCGCCGTCGTCGTCCCCAAGTCCTTCGCCAGCGAGCGCGTCACGTCCTCCACCTGCGCCAGCGTCACCCGCATCTCCCGCAGCCCCGTGGGCGTCGCCGGGTCGAAGCCTCGGGTAGCGGCGTCGAGGCGCTTGCGGAGGTCGTTGTGCGCGTCGGTGAGCAGCGCGCGGATCGGAGCCGTCCCCACCCGCTCCGCGAGCGCCCGCGCTTGCTGCCGGTTCAGCCGCAGTACATCAGCCGGTGAAAGGCGGTTGGCCATCGGGCGTCCCGTACTGATTCACGGGCGGTGCGCCAGCCGCATCCGGTCCCGCCGCCGCCGCTTCGTTGCCCGCCTTCGCGTCGTCCACCGCGATCTTCGCGCGCGCATCCGCGTCCGCCTTCCGCTTCGCGCCGAACTCCGCGATGGTCAGGTAGCCGTCCGGGTCGATCTGGCCAGCCGGGGTGAGCAGCGCACCAAGCCCGCTGGTAGCGCGCCCTTCGTTGACCGTGACGATGCTCGCCAGGTCCGACACGCCGAGCGTGAAGTTCCCGATGCTGTCGCCCACCGCGGGGGTCGTCTGCTCCGGTGCCGCCGCAGCCGGTACCGCCTCGCCCTCCGCAGGTGCCTCGCCTTCCGACGCGCCCGGCGGTAGCTCGCCCATCGCGTCCACCGCGCCACCCATGTCGCCGCCCATCATCGCAGCCTGCGCCGCGTCCTTCGCCTTCTTCTCCGAGGCGATGCGATCCCAGTCCGCGCGCGGGTCGATGCGCACGATGCGGCTCGCCAGGTCCGCGCCGCTCTCCTGCGAGAGCAGCGTGCCCGCGACAAGCTGCGTGAGCGTCGCCGCCGTCTGTTGCTGGTCCTGCGCCGTGGGTAGGAAGTAGTCGCCCCAATCGAAGCGCAGCGTCTCGCCGCGCCCCGGCTTGAGTTCCACCACCGTCTCGCGCCGCTCCCCCGTGGGCTCCCCCGTGTCCGGGTCCAGCACGTCCTCCGTCACGATGCGCGGCGGAAGGTTCAGGGACGGCACCGATTCTTCCTCGCTGCCGTCCTCCTTCACCACCACGAGCGGCACCGCGTCCATCGCCTTGCGCGCGCTCGTCACCATCTGCATGAGCAGGTCGTGGAGCGCCTGCTCCGCCTGCCCGCGCAGCACGTCCGCCTTCCCGAGCATCGGCGCGTAGATGACCTTGAGCGCGACGGACGACGTGCCCGCGGCTCCGATCTGATTCGGGTCCGGCACCACGCACTGCGCGACCTCCAGCGCCGCCTCGCGCATCTTCGTGAACAACGACGTGCCCACCTGCACGCTCGTGCCTTGAAGCTCCATGTAGTGCGCGTCGCCGCTCTGCCCGACCACCAGCGAGTTGTCGCTGCCCTTCTTCACGCCCGTGCGCGCCACGATCTCCGGGTCGAGCTTGAGGATGAGCGTCGGGTCGAGGTTCAGCGTAGTGCCGCGAACCAGCGTGCTGTTCAGCAAGTCCAGCGCCTCGAAGTTCTCGTACAGCCCCTCGTAGTCCGGCACGCCGTCGATGTCGTCCGTGTCGCTCGGGAGGTTCGGCCACCACACGAAGTGCGCGAAACCGTCGTCGTGCTTGTAGCTGAGTTCCTCGTCAACGACCCACGACGGTTCCGCCGCAAGGTCCGCGCGCACCTCGTGGAACGCCACGTCACTCGTCTCCGTCCAGTCGCGTCGGAACCAGTACCAGTTCCGCAGAAACAGCTTCTTCTCGACGTCCCACTCGTCGCGAGGGAACTTGTAAATCTCCGTGACGTGCGCGGGAATCAATCGCTCACGGTCCGCCCACCGATGCACGTACAGCGTCCGCGGGTGATGCACCTGCACGCGAGGCGTCCCGCGCGTGATGCCCCACGAGATGCCCACCGTGCCCGCGCTCCCGCAGATGGAGCGCGCTCGAATGAGCACCGTGCGCAGCCGCGTCGCGTCCACGAGCGCGCGCACAAACGCTTCGGTCTCCGAGTCCTCCGCGCACCGGATCGTTGGCCACCGCTGGTAGCCGAGGATGAGGTTCGTGAACGAATCGACGATCACGCGCGCGAGACGGTACGGTGCGCTCGGGCGTCGCCAGCGGAGCGGCACGTACCAGTTCGCGGGCTCGCTCGCCATGAGCGGCTGACCGAGCAGCGGGTTGCCGACCGGGATGGAGCGCGCGTCGAAGTCGTACTGCTTCCAGTCGTGGTGCGTGCACGAGTAGTAGGAACTGCGCCGGTCGAGCAGCCGGTATCGCTCCGACGTGAGCAGCGCGTTCGAGCGGAACGGGGGGCCAAGCGTCGTCTCGTCCACGCCGAAGCTGGACGCGAGCGCGATGCTCCTGTCCGTCAGCCGGATGACCTGCGCGACCATCAGTGCGCACCCCTCGCGCGCTGCATCCGGTCGGCCACGCTACCCGTCAGCGGCGCGGCGTCTGCGGGCGGGGGCATCTCCGGTCGCCCCCGGTACACCATCGCCTCCGCCTCCGGCGTCCACGGGTACTGCGGTGGCGGTGATAACTCGTGTTCTGACTCCCCCCACGCCCAGTGCTCGTCGTGTACTCGCGAGAGCAGCAACGCGACGCCGATGAAGCCCGCCCGCTCCGCCACGTCGCGCACGAACAGCAACGGGTGGATGAGTACGTTGTGGACGAGCGAATCGATGAGGTTGCGCATCGCGCCGTCAGCCTACACCGCTTGAGTCAGCGTGACGAGTGCCTGCTGAAGCAGGAAGTCGAGCAGCGGCTCCGCGGGGTTGTCTGCCGGGAATTGCACGCCAGCCGTCAAGGCCACGCCCGTTGCGCGGGGCGTTCCGTACCAGACGAGGGAGCGCCCGAGCACCACGAACGCGAGCCCGAGCCGGAAGTCTGGCGCGAGCGCGACGCACTCCGCGAACATCTGCTTCTGCGTCACTGCTCCGCGCTCCCCTGCGAGACGGCCCACCACGCGACTCGAACCCCGGTGAGCGTGCCGTACAGCATGAAGCCCGCCAGTGAGTCGTCGCGGAGCGAGAGCGTGCCGTGCCCGATGCACGTCCACCCTCCGCCCGCATCGGGTTCGCCGAGGTCAGCTGGCAAGATCGGGGGCGTCACCGGGCTCAACCCCGATGCGTTCACGCCGAGTTGCCCGGTGTCCACCGCGACACGAAGCTGCCCATGCCGCTCGGGTCCATCGGCGACTAGGCGCACCGCCCAGTGGAGCGTCGGGTGCGCCGCCGCGGCGTAGAGCACCAGCGGGCACCCGCGTCCCGCGCGGAGCGCGTCGAAGCGCCAGCCCTTGCCATACGAACGCTTCGCGTACCCACCGAGCGCCGTGGCGCGCATCATGTCCACGTCTACCGGGAGCGCGACCACGCCGTGTGAGCGCGCGACCGCGAGACGTTGCGCGGTCAGGATCTCCCCTTCGGGTTCGACGCCGTGGGGGTCGAAAATCACAACTGAGTTCATCGGGCACCTCCGCGCGCAGCCTACCGTGTCAGCAACGACGTGGCCAGCCCCGCCGCGTGGTTCACCGCGCCGATGGTCGTCACGCCGCTCATCATGCCGAACTCCCGCGCCTGCTCCCGCGCGAGGTACGCCGCCATCAGCACGTCGCCCGTGTGCGCGTCCGGCTGGTAGTAGAGGCAGTCGTTCACCCACTGCTGCACCGCGGGATGGCACCGCCCGTGGATGTCGCACGGGATGATCCACGCCGCGTTCTGTAGCTCGATGAACAGCCCCTCCACCCCGTACTCCGGGTGAGCCTTGCCGCGCCCCGTCGCGTGCGCGCGGATCGGGATGCTCGCGTTCTGCGCGCGAGCGAACTGCCTGATGTAGTCCTGCGCCGCGTTGTTCTCCACTCGCACGATGCTCTTGTACCGCTGCGCCTTGTCGATGAGCTTGGCGACGATGGTGGGCGCGTCCCACTGCCCAAACTCCACGTCGATGATCTTCCGCTTGCCGTCCGGCAGATGCTCGAACGTGAAGAACGCCGTCGCGTCGTAGCTCGCCCCCTTGCCCACCGCGAGGTCCACTCCGGTGAACGTCGTGTTGCCCCCAAGGTACTCGCCCTGCAACGTGGTGCCGCGCCCCTGCGCCTTGCAGCGGTCGATCCAGTCCGCCTTGCACCGCGCCGTGTCGTCAGCGCGACAGATGCAGAGGTAGAGTTGATTGAAGCGGTGCGGGAGATGCTTGCCGCGCAACGCCTCGATCTGCTCCCACGAGTATCGCTCTGACCAGAGCGGCACCGTTTCTTCCATCACCTCCCCGCGCGCGTTAAGCGGCTCCGCGTGTGCCGCCAGCCGGTACACTTCCCCCTCGCGCGCGCTCGGCATGATGTCGTCGGTGTCGAAGTCCGGCGCGTTCGTGATGCGCAGGTTGCCCGCCACGTCCATCGTCAGCGTCGGCCACCCCGCAGCCTCCAGGCGGTACGTCAAGTCCTCTGGAGTCCACGGCGTGTTCGTCACCACGCACCGCCCGCCCTCCGGGTCGATGCGCGAGAGCACCGTGCTGTCGAACCACTCGTGCACCTTCTGTAGCCCCGCAGGCGTCGCCGTGTTCTCGCGGTCGAGGATGTCGTCCACCACCACCCACGAGAGGCGCGCACCGGAAAGCGCGCCGTCGATGCCCACCGCGATGAGCGACGGGTCGCGGATACCTGGCGGGCGGTCCACCGTGATCTCGCTGATGGTCCACGAGTCCGTCTTGCGCCTGCTCCGCCGCAGCGCCGGGAACACCATGCGCAGCGCGTCGCTCGATTCAATCGTGTCGCGCACCAGCGAGAGCGGCTTCATCGCCTGCCCCTGCGTCGCACTCACGATGGCACCGCGAGACGAAAGGTCACGCCCGAGTAGGTGCAACGTGATCGCCGCCATGCAGAACGTCTTGCTCGTCCCGACCGGCATCCTGATGACGCACATCGGGTGCGCCTCCACGAAGTCGAGAAGCACACGCTGGTGCGGCGCGCAATCCACCACCGCACCGTCATGCTCGCGTCGCATGACGAACTCGAAAAACTTCTTCGAGTCCCCGCGCGCCTGCTCCGCCTGCCAGAGCACCGCGGCGTGCGCGAGGTCGATGTCCTCTGCCGCGCTCATCGGCGGAGGATAGCCCCCGCTGGCGCGCCAGGGAACCCCCGGCGCGCCGCAAGGGGGCGGGAGGGGCTGGCCCCCCCCCCGGCGGGGCAAAGCGCGCCAGGGGGGCAGCTAGGCGGGCTTGCGCCCCGCCCCTTGCGGGAACCCCGCCGCCCGCGCCTGCCGGAGCGCCGCGGCAACGGTCTTGGGCCACCACCGCCCGCCCTTGGCCCCCCGCACGCCCGCCACGTTCAGCACGTCCGCGATGCCCTGGTACGTGAGCCCCCCCGCCTCGTGCAGCGCCACGATCCTGCTCACCGCCTCCGGTGCAAGCTCCGCCATCGGTCGCGCCCCCGGCTGGCTCTCCCCCCGGTGCACCTGCACCACCGCCCACCCATGCTTCGCCGCGAGCGCGCGCACCCGCTCCACCGCGCCGTCGTCCGGCACGGTGAGCAGGATCTCCACCCGGCGCTTCACGACGCCCTCCCGCGATACCAGGACGGGGGCACGTCGGAGAGGTCCGCGAGCACGTCCGCGTCGTGCTCATCGGGGTTGCTGCGCCGGTCGTCGTTGGGGAACAGATCCCCGAAGTGGTCGCTCATGCGCTCCCGCTTGCGGCGCACGACGCCCACGGAGGCTCGCGGCGTCGCGGGCTCCACCTGCGCGTTGAACGCCTCCCACCGCCGCGCCCGCGCCTTGCTCGCGGCGTGGATCGCTCGCACGATGGGCGCGTCGTCGTAGCCGAGACGCCCGTACCCGCACGCGATGCGCGAGACGTAGGTGGGGCTCGGGTCCGCTTCCTCACCGTCCCGCACGTACGTCCACGCGCTCACCTCGCGCCGCGCACCCGACGCCGTGTGCGTGCGCACCTGCACCCGCGTCCGCTTGTAGACCGTGGGCGCTCCCTCGAAGCCATCGAGGCGCGCGAGGTCCGCGTCCGTGAGCAGCACGAGTTCCCCCGGCGTCTCCGCCTTCGCGGTCGGGCGCACCGTCGCCACCGCCCCGCCCCATCGCGCGGAGTGCCCGACGAACGCCAGGCGGAACCCGTGCAGCGTCGCGGGACCGACCTGCATCGCGTCGGGGCACCGCTCCCGAAGCTGCGGCTCGTGGAGGTTCGAGCCGAAGCTGAACACCAGCGAGCGCGCCAGCGGCGCGGGGCCGCGCGCGACCAGTCGCCGCGCCGCCTTGCCCTCGCTGCTCACAGCGCCACCCGCCCCGCCGTGTGCGCCATCCAGTCCCCGCCGCGCACGCGCTCCCCGCGCGCCTGCCCCTCGCGCATCACGTAGATGAACGCCTCCACCGTGTCCTCACCGTCGCTGCCTCCGCCCACCACCACGTCCGTGAGCGTCCGGTAGTAGAGGCTCGGCACGCCCTCCACCCAGTCGAGGCGCGCAAGGTGCGCCGCGTCCACCTCGTACACCTCGCCCACGACCACCGCGTGCGGCGTCTGCATGTGCTCCACCGCCGGGTAGAACCCGAGGTCGAACATCGCGAACCCGCGCACGCCTCCCGCCGAGCACACGAGGTCCGCGCCCTTCATGTGCGCGTGCAGCGCGCCTCCCGCTCGCAGCGTCCCGTAAACGAAAACCTTGGCCATGCTGTCATCCTGCTTTCTCGGGGAACCTTCTCCCCTGGTCCGCTGCGCCGGAGTCGAACCGGCAAGCGCCCCATCGGCGCGCAGCGGAGGCGGCTCACGCCGCAGCGGGCACCGTCGTCGTCCCCGCGTCCGTGACGAGCAGCGCGCCCGCGAAGCTCCCGCGGAGCGCGCCCCAGAGCGCCTTGCGCGCGCTCGGGTCCGTGGGCACCGTCCAGACCTTGCTCGCCCCGTCCCACCGCGCGCCGACCCGCGCCGCCTTGAGCGCGGCGACGAACGCCTGATTGTACGGGGTCGTCACCGCGAGGCGGTCGCCCACCGCGTGAACCTCGACCTTGCCCGCGCCGTGCTCCACGATCTTGTTCGCCAGGGTGACGAACCCGAGCGCCCCGATGGCCGCAGTCATCGCGAGCACCGCGCCGTCCACCCGAGCGGAGGACCGGCAGGCGATGCGGTGCACGAGCAGGTTGGCCACCGCTCGCGCGTCGTACTCGCCCTCACCCGCCATCGCGGCTGCGTGCATGTCGGCGGTGCTCACGTGCCCGTCCAGCAGGACCAGCGCCGCGCACCAGTCCGGCTCACCCTGCGCGTCGTTGAACCCGTGCTTGCGACGGCACTCGGGGCCAACGCCAGTCTCGACGCTGATGGCGTCGCAGAGGGGACGCGAGCAGCAGGCACAACGGGTCGCGAGCATCAGCGTGGCGGGAGCGGTTTCGTAGGACATTGGGGGGGCCTTTCGTTGGGGTCAAACTCGACCCGAAACCCATCATAAACCAATTCCGCCCCGACCGACAAGAACTATCTGGCGAGCCATTCCCGCAGGGAAACTTCCAGTGATTCCGTAGAGTTCCCGGCGTCCAGCCGGAGCACTCGTGGAGTGGGGAAGCTGTCTGCGAAGCGCGCCGCCTTGGTGACGCGCCCCTTCATCCACGAGGGGTTCTGCTTCGAGCCCCGAGCAGCGCGGCGCGCTGCCAGCGCGTCGTCGGGTGCGGTGAGCGCGAGGCACACCGGCTCAACACCGCGCGCGTTGAACCACGCGATGGTGCCCGCGTGAGAGAAGCGGTCGCCGTCGAAGATCGTGAGCGAGCGGTCGGTGAGACACGACTCCCAATACGCGAGCGCGAGTTGCACGCCGTTGTACGGCACCGTGTCCGCGCCATCGAACGTGCCGCCGGAGTAGTGCCCCGCCGCGCAAACATCTTCACCGACCGTCCACTTAGGACTCTCGATGAGCGTGCTCGGGGTGTTGAGCAAGCGCCGCACGAGCGTCGTCTTGCCGACACCCGGAGGACCGACCACGAACAGAACCGTCACGCGACACCCAATGAGTCCATCACTGCCTCCACGAGTACCGGCGAGTGCCGCACTCCGCTGTTCCAAAACGGACGCACGTGCAGCGCGCCGTCATCGAGTCGCAACACGAGCGGTGCACTGTCGTCTGCTCCCGCGGGTCGCCATCCCGTGATGACGCTCCCGACCTCGCTCACGCGCGCGAGCCCGCCCGCCAGCGCCTCGAAGTTCATGCGCCACCGCGCGAACTTCTCCGGCACTTCGAGTTGCTTAGGAACCTTCTGCACGATGAGCGACGAGCCCGAGTACCACCAAGGCGTCCCCGGCACCGCGTAGGCGTACGCCATCACGAACCGACCCTTGCGCATGTAGAGGCTCGGGCGCGCGCACGTCTCGTGCGCGAGCAACGTCTGGTCGATGTCGAGCTTCACGAGCACCGTCCAGCCCCACAGCACGTGGTGGTTCCGTCGCCCGAAGCCGTGCGTCACGACGCGCTGCGCACCAGGCTCCGCCGATGTGCGCCGCCGCTCCGCGAACGCCTCGCGCGTGGCTGGCACGAACTTCTGCGCGTTGTAGTGCAGGCTCGTTGCCGAACCGCGCTTGAGCGCGCCCACCGTCGCGACCGTCTTGTACTTGCCGCCATGCGGTGCCGCCTTCGTGCAGTACCACCAACCAGCTTCCTCCACGCACTCGCGCGTGAGCGACGCTGGCCACGGAGCAGAGCCCCCGACCCACGCGCGCCAACGCGAGTAATTGGCTACGTCGAACGGCACGCCGCTCGGGTAGATGGCCCCCGTGCACGCGCTCCACGCATTGAACGGAGAGTCGATGTCGTCCCACGTCCACTCGACTCCCGCGCGTTCGAGGTGCCACGCGAGGAAGCACCCAGGCACGCCCATCCCTTCGAGATGCACCCTCACAGGACGACGAGCCTCTGATGCTTCGCGTACACCGGCCGTAGGTTCTTGCGCACGCCGAACCAGTCGTGGTGCTCACCGAGGTAGCGCGACTCGAACGACGTGGCGCGCGCCTCCCACAGCCCCGGTTCCGTTGCGACGTTCAGGTGGTCCATCTGCGCGTCGATGTCGTGACCGATGTAGTAGCCGCCCTTGCACAGACTGTTGAAGTCGCAGAGCGTCGTCTCTAACTGGTCGAGTCCGTCGAACGGAACGCCCGCGTCTCGCGCCTCCCCGAGCAGCCGCTTCTGCAACCCGATGTTCGTGGCGCACTCGCGCCAGTTCTCTCCGGTGAGCCGCACCATCCCAGGGATGGGGCCAGCCGTCTCGCTGTTGCCGCCCACGCCGATGTCGTTGGCCGTGATGGGCGCGCCGTGCACGTGCTTGAGAAGGTCCGCCCACTTGTAGCTCGCCCAAGGTCCGAGCCACGCGACCTCCTGCAACGCCTCACGCGTGCGTGCCCAACCCGTCTCGCCTCCGTCGCCCACGAGCCCGTCCACGAAGCGCGCGAGCCCCCCGGCCTTCTGCGCGAGCGCGAGCAGCGCGTTGACGTGCGTGGCCGCGATCACGTTGCCGCGGAAGCCCCGCCGCTCCGTGCCAGTGGAGAGCCCGCGCACGTCTCCCTCAGTGAGCGGGCGCGGCTCGGGGATGCGACGCCACACGAGCGACGCGGAGCCCACGTGGTACCACGTGACGTAGAGCAGCGTGCGCCAGAGCGCGACCTCCCGCTCACACCGCTCCGCTTCGTAGAACCGCCGGAGCACCGGGTACATCGGGTCGATGTCGCCCGATGCGATCTGCGCTCGCGCGCTCGCGTAGAAGTCGTCGCGGAGCGTCACTCGACACTCGCCCCTGCGGCGCGCAGCTTCGCCTTCGCCACTTCCTCTTCGGGCGTGCCGCACTTCGTCATGCCCGCTCGGAAGTAGTACACGACCGTCACGCGCGAGTAGTCCGGGTCCGCGCTCTGCATCTCCGTCACGCCGTGCCACTCGTGCGGGTCAAAGTAGATGAGGTCGCGGTCCCGCAGGTCCACCGCGATGCGGTACTGCGGGAACGTCAGCAGACCTCCCGTGTACGCCCCGCGGCGGTGACACGTGATGATGCCGAACCCTTGCTTGAGGTCGCCTTTGTCCTGGTGAATCGTCCCCGCGATGTTCTGGTTCACCGTGATGGTTGAGAACGGTGTGCCGACGATTCGGAAGTACGGCGAGCACTTCTCCGCGTAGTCGCGCTGCACCTTGCAGCGGTCGGGTAGCTCGCGCGCGAAGTGCTCACCGACTTCTCGGATGAGCGGGAGCACTTCGTTCCACCGCTCGGGCTCGGCTGATGTGAACATCGTGGTGCGGCAATACGGGAAGCGCCCGCCTTGCGGCTCGAAGTACCCCCCAATGGAACTCTTGATTGTCGCGCGCGAGCCATCCGGGTTCACCGTCATCCCGACCTTGCTGCCGATCTTCGCCACGCGCGGGAGCCCCGAGTAGAGCCCGCGGTTCACCGAGCCGTAGCGACTCGCCAGATGCGCGAGGTGCGGGTACGCACGGTCACTCGTCTCCTGGCCGATGGCCCCGCGGCGGAGCTTGCACACCAGCGCGCCCGACGCTGCGTACACGTCGCAGTCGCCGCGTAGCTCGATGCCGATGTCGTCGTCCACCACGCGCGCTCCGACGCGCGCCTTGATCAGTTCCTCCGGCACGCGCGTGCGAAGCTGGATGATGAGCGGCTTCATGCCGCTGCCGTGGACGCCTCTGCGGCAAGTCGGATTGCCTCAATCACCGTGTCCGTCGCGTTGCGCGTTCCGAAGCGTCCAGCGAGCGTGCGCACGCGCTCGTCCCACAGCGCCTTCTGGTCGCTCGTGAGGAAGATCTGAACCATGTTCACCTGCGTGGTCATGGTCGGGATGACGCCCTCGAACGTGGATTGCCCCGGTGGGTTGCTGATGCCGTCGAGGTCGCTGCCCGGTGCCGCGATGAGAGCGAGGTACGCAGCGTCCTCGAACCCAAGGTCCAGCGCCGGTTCGTCCCCAAGCTGCTCCTGCACCTCGCGCAAGAGCCCGCGCAGAATCTCCTGGTCGAAGCTCCCGCGCTTGTTGTCGAGCTTGATGGTCAGCGCCTTCGCCTGCGCCTCCGTCACGCCGTCGAGGAACACCATCGGCCCCTCCACGAACCCGAGCGCCGTTGCAGCGCGCCAACGATGCTCACCGTCGATGATGAGGTACTTCGCCGTCCCCGTGTCGTCCGTGCGCCACACGAGGATGCTCTGCGACGTGAGCCACCCGTCCTCCTTGAGCCCGTGCTTCAGCGACTCCAATTGCCGCGGCGTCATCCGGTTCGGGTTCCACGGGTTCGGCTTCACTCGGTCGAGTGCCACCGTCTCCACCGTCCCCACGACGGTGCCGCCCTTGAGTTCCTGACGCTCTGACTCTGCTGCAACGCGACGCCTACTGGCCATGCTCAATGCCTCCGCGCCGACCCTACCGCAGAGCGCGAGCCGTTGCGAGCCCTGCGCCCAAAGCGAGCCGGGGAGCACGGCGCGAGCCTGCCCCCCGACTCCGGCCCCCAGACGCCGCTACGGGGCGACGGGGGGCCGTAGACTGGCCACCGCGGCGCGCAGCCGCGTCTGCTCGTCCACCGCGAGCGCGTGGACGTAGACCACGAGCGCCAGCACCGCGGTCGCCCGAGTCACGCCGCCACCCCGAGCCGCACGCGCGGCAACGTGGCGTCCGCGTCCAGCGCGTCGAGCACCACGTCCACTGCCTCGCCCGCGTCCCCCTCGAACCGGAGCACCGCACCGTCGCGCGCGAGAGTCAGCGCCCCACCGTACACCGCGAGGCGCGGCGCGAGGTCCGCCAGGAAGCGCGCGGCGTCATCGTCCGTCGCGCACGTCAGCACGCCCGCGGCAAGGCTCGCGGTGGCGTCGATGGCCACCGGCTCCGCGAACGCCAGGGTCAGCACGCGCAGGCCACCGTGCCCGCGCTGCTCACCGCAGACGACTCCCGCCGCCGCGCATCGCGCCAGCAGGTTCGCCACGCTCGCAGCGTACCGCCCGCTCCACCGCCGCGCCTCCCCGCGAAGGTCGCTGCCCGAGATGCGCTGCTCGCCCCGCAGGATGGCGCGCTGGTAGCACCCGCGCGCCTGCCGGAGCGCGTGCGCTTGCGCGCCGC